ATGGCTGAAAGAGTTTATTGTTTATACAGAGTTTCCACCAACAAGCAGGTCGATCACGATGAAAACAACCAGGCAGACATCCCTATGCAGAGAAAAGCCTGCCACGATTTTGCGGCGAAAATGGGCTGGGTCATCGTGGGCGAGGAGCAGGAAACTGGCGTATCCGGTTATAAAGTCAGCGCCGATGACCGTGATAAACTGCAGCTCATCAAGAAGTATGCAGAGCAGGGCAAGTTCGATATTCTGCTTGTTTTCATGTTCGACCGACTGGGCCGCAAGTCAGATGAAACACCCTTCGTTGTGGAGTGGTTTACTAAAAAGGGCGTCCGCGTCTGGAGCGTACAGGAAGGAGAGCAGCGGTTTGAGTCCCACACGGACCGCCTGACCAACTACATCCGTTTCTGGCAGGCCGATGGAGAGAGCCAGAAAACTTCGATGCGCACCAAAACGGCCCTTGGCCAGATGGTAGAGGAAGGCCGGTTCCGCGGTGGAAACGCACCATACGGGTACCGGCTGGAAAAGAGCGGCATCCTCAACAAGCGCAAACATGAGGTGTACATGCTGGTCATTGATGAGGACGAGGCCAGAGTCGTCCGGATGATGTTTGACCTCTGCATTTCGTCCGGTTACGGCAGATGGCGCCTTGCCAACTTCCTCAACGACCACGGGATCAAAAACCGGAAGGGACAAAACTGGCACGACGCCAGTGTGGGGGGCATCCTGCACAACCCGCTCTACAAGGGAATCCTTCGGAGCGGAGAAACCTATGCCGGTCCCTTTGAGGCCCTCCAGATCATCGCCCCAGACCAATTCGATCTGGCGCAGAAACTGATGCTGGAGCGGACCAATGAGCGGAAAGAGCGGCGTACAGTACCGCTGAATACCACAGGCCAATCCCTGCTTTCCGGGAACATCTTCTGCGGCCACTGTGGAGGCCGGCTGGTGCTCACTACCAACGGGACAACCACCCGCCTCGCGGATGGGACGCCGGTCCATAAAAAACGTATTCGCTATGTATGCTACAACAAGACCCGGCGCCGTCAGGAATGTACAGGACAGACTGGATACACAATGCACATTCTGGACGGGATCGTCACTGAGGTGCTGCATCAGGTCTTCGACAAGATGCAGGGAGCTTCCAACGACATGATTGTGGGAAGTGCGGTTCAAAAGCAGATGGCAATGATACGCTCGGAATTGCAGCGGGCCAGAGCCGAAAACACCAAGGCCAATAAGGAATATGAATCCCTCAAGGCCGAGGTGCTGAAAGCGATTCAAGGGAAAAGCGCCCTGCCGCAAGATGTGCTGACTGAAATGCTGGAGGATACCCGACAGAAGGTACTGTCCACCAGTGAACGAATCACGACCCTTACCGAGGAACTGAATGATGGAAACTCTAAGATCGAGGAGATGAAGGCCGAGTTCAACCGGATCGTGTCCTGGTCCAAGATTTTCGATGAAAGCCCGATGGAGGTCAAGAAAATGATCTGCGGCTACATCATCAAGAAGGTTTCGGTGTTCCGGGACTATAGGGTCAAGATTGAATTCAACATTAATGTGGAGCAGTTCCTGAATGGTATCGACAGCATCAACGAATGCGCTACCTATGAACTGCCCATGGCGCAATAAGCTCTCACCCTCGCCACGACCACGGCGAGGGGTACATATCAAAGTTTGATATGGCCAGTTGACAACATATACCTTCCATGCTATACTGCAATTTGTCTCTCATCAATTGCCGGGGCGGGATATTCAAGTCCTTTCCCAAGCCATCAGGGGGTGCATACCCGATGGTTCGGGAGAGCGCTTGAATGGCATTCAAGAGGTAGAGGGTTCGATCCCCTTCGTCTCCACCAAAAGAGAGCCAGACGAACACTGCGCCAGTCGTTTACATGCTTGGCGGAGTGTTCGTTTTGGTTTATCCACTTACAATTTAAATAATAAAAAAGTCTATTATACAGTAAAAATCTGTATAATAGACTTTTTTTTACATAAAATACTATAACGAAAATGGTTATTTCCTACCAAAGACCAGCAAGATTCTAAAATAATTGTTAGAATCTAATAAAAAGGAGCTTGGCTATGATTAGGATTTTACTGTCCACACGGCTTGGCGAGCAGAGGTGGACGCAGGCAGATCTTGCAAGGGCTACCGGAATCAGACCTAACACGATTGGAGAACTCTATCACGAGTTTGCCGAACGGGTCAGCCTTGAACATCTCGATCTGATATGCGAAGCGCTTGGGTGCGAGCTGGACGAGATAATCATCCGTATCCCCAACAGCGTTCCAAAGATAGAGAACACAAGGGCCGGGAACAAGGTACATAAATGATGACCAGCTTATCAAAGAGAGAGAGTGCAAGGCTACGGCTCTGCACTCTCTTTTAGCTTATTCACCTTTTACCGGTATCGTGTAGACGGTGGTCGCATCCATGATGTCCCCCGGCTGGCATTCCAGCAAGTGGCACAACTTCTGGATGGTGTCATACGGCACATCCAAATGGCGGCGCATGGCCTTAACGGTCTGCGTGGCAAGTTCGTACTTCTTCCCGACCTGTGCATCAGTCAGACCGATTACATCAGGCCGCTTCAGGAACGGGTCGAAGGAAATGATAGTGCGACGAATGCCTTCTTTCTCAATGTCTTGATACATTTTCAGACCTCCTTGCCATCTGGGAACACAAAGCAGATTTTCGCTTTCGCACCCAAGGCTTTAGCAACATTCTCCCAATCTTCCATGCTGAACTTCCCGGTATTCATCCTTTTATTCAAGAGCTGCTGGGACCACCCAAGCCGCCTTGCTAATTCGGCATTTGAGATCCCGGCGTAGGCAACCGCCATCTCTACGAGTTGTCTTACGGTCATGCCATCACCTCCATGCTACGATTATATTCTATTTAGTTCAATTTGTCAAATAAAAATTTTAAAAAATAATCCAAAAAGTTAAAATAAAGGGTTGACAAATTAAACCGAATGGTTTATAATATGAGTGTAAGGCAGAGGTACAAAACCTCTTACAGAAGGGAGTGAGGTGAATGGACAAGATGGCAAACGTCAGCGAGTATCTGCTGAGAGCAATCCTTGAACTGATTGAGAAGTGCCACACGATTGAGGAACTTCGAGAGTCGGTAAAGCGGATACTCAAAGACGAGTAAAAAAGAATAGCGGCCGCCCCGCAAAGAACGCCGCTACTCTCCACCAAGTCAGGTGAGCCGGGAGCCTTACCCCGGCCGCCTCCATGATAGCAGAGTAAGGCAAAAAAATCAAGGAGGCACACAAAATGAAACTCGACCACACACTTACGCGTGAAATTAAGGCCATAAATGGCGATGGCAGCCGGGAGGCGAGGTTTTCTTTTCTCAAACGGCTAGAAGCTGCAAAGGACGCTCTTTCCTTAATTGGCGTTGGCGCCAATTTTGACGAGTGCGTAAAAAATCATGGGCGCGCGACCGTGGCAATCTGTATTGCGGTCACTCTCTATGAACGTAGAGAACGCCTTGATGGATGGGGGCTTCCGTGGGCATTGGAAGTGCTGAAGCGATGGACAAACTGTGTCTACGCCAATTATCACCGCGCATACATCGACGATCAGCTCCATCCCACGCGCATTTGTAACTATGCCGCATCTTTTATCCGTCTGACGACCGAAAATTGAAAAGGAGCGCACTATGGAAAAGCTGATTTATTCTACCTTTCGCGAGGGATATGGAATCGACCAAATAAAGAAAACCATGACGGTCGGCGAACTGATGGATTTCCTTGGAAATTATGACGAGGACACGCCTGTTTACCTGAGTTTCGACAGCGGCTACACCTACGGCGGCGTCACCGAGAGTCGCTTTGAGGAAGATTACGGGGAGGAAGAGTACTTTGAGAGCCAAGAGTGATAAGGGCGTCAGCTTCGCATTACTTCGCATTGACCGCCCCGGAGGTTACGAGGGCAGAAAGGAATCTAACTGGAACAGCTTCTACGATCTAGAGGAATCGGGCTGGGCGGTGGACAGCAAGCCGCCCGAAGGTGGTCCCAGGCTGGTCCGCGTAACGCTGGCCGACAGGAACACCATCACCACGCGCATCAATGGCACAGATGAAGAAATTCTGGCCTACTATCGCGTCGGCTCAACGCTGAATGTCGGCGCCGTTCGTGACGATCTGGTGGAGATTGCCGCAGTGGAGATTGTGGCAAACGGTTAGAAATGCCCCTGATGGCCCCATACTTGAGTTGCAACGGATACTTTGCGCCATGGGAGGGTAGACGCCCCCACGCTCAAAAACGTTCTAAAAAGCCCTCTAGAACGAAGCCGTAAAAATACCAAAAGCCCCCCTTGCAGGAACGATTCCTGCAAGGGGGGCTTTTGCTCTAAACATAAAAACATATTGAATGAAAAAACTTGCGTAAAGTAATTGCATCATTAGATTATTATATCTTGTCGGTCCCCAATATCCGCGTAACCGAATTGAGCGCCGCCGCCAGGTCATCCCGCAGGCCCTCCAACTTTGCCCTTGACACACTAATTGTCCCATCCTCAGACGGATTGGTTGGCACATCCGGCTTGTCCACACTTTTCCAGCCGTTGAGCAGGTTTGCCCGGATGATCTCCGGGTAATCCCGATAGCAGGCGTTGATATCCACCGGTACGGAAATGCCGTCCACACACCCTACAAAGCCCCGCGCGTTCCCATGATGCTGCCACATCCCGTAACTGCCGGTGTAGGTGCATTTTTCGGCGTACTGCGCAACCCACTTGTCATATGCTTCAAGCTGTTTGTCGTCCACCCAGTATTGCAGCCAGTTTGTCGAAGCGTACAGCCCCGCGTAGTACCCGGCGTCCTCCAGAACCTTCAGGAACGCCTTTGCCATGTCGGTGCGAAGCTGCTTTCCCTTGCCCACTCCCCAGGCGTTACCGCAGAGAGATTCATATTCCTGGTCCATATACACCGGATAAGTCGGGCGCAGGCCGTCGAGCGCCCTGACGAATGCCGCCGCCTCCTTTTGAGCTTCGGCGGCCGTCACGGCGTCGCTCCACCAGTACGCGCCCCAGTCAAGCCCCGCGGCCAGCACTGCGGGCAGGTATTTTTGACGGAACGTCCCCATTTCCCGAAGGCCCTGCCCGGCCTTGATGATCACAAAGCGGACGCCGTCCGCTTTCACGCGCTCAAAATCAATTTCCCCCTGATGCGATGAAATATCAATACCTTTTATGGCTTGTCCCATTTTGCAATCCTCCGAACTGTAATTATGATTATAGTTTTTAATCGATATATTGAAGTTTATAAACATTTATGTTAAATTCAAATCCCTTATGTGAATGATGGAAAAGCCGCCGGCCAAAGGCCAGCGGCTTGACAGATATCTCCGGTACGGATATAATAAAAACAAAGAGGCGCTGTCGACAGACGGTTAGCCCCTACAGAATAGCTAAAAGATTAGCCGCTTCATGTGAAGGTGAGGGCGGCTAATCTTTTTTTATTGCAATTATGTAACCCGTGGCCAAAATCAGCACAAGGATGACCCAACCATAGTCCATATGCAACGCCCCCTTTCAGGGGCAAGACTTAACCGCCTGCCGTTTGCGACAGCGCCAGCATTATTTTACCATGCGCCGCCCTTTTTTACAAGCTGGAATCTGCATTGACCGACTTCATTCGTCACGATTCGGCGTCTTATACTCAAGCGCCCGCCTGCTGTCCCCAACGCCGGCCGTCGTCGGGTCGGTCACAGCGTTAAACACGCTGGCCGCCGCTGCGAGCAGCACAACGGGATTCTGCACCGCGCGCAGAAGCACATCCCTCAGCGCGCCCCAAGAGGTCATATCTTCCCAGGCCAGGCCGAAGTATGCGAGCACCGGCAGTACCAGCGCCGCCGCTATCTGCACCCACCACAGCGGGTTTTTAATGCGTACCTTCCAATTGATTTTCATTTGTGCTCCTCCAGTCTTACAGCCCCATCCGTCCCAGTACAAAGGCGATCACCGCCGCGAGCACGGCCCATATCGCTTTGTCGGCAATGCTCTCCCACCGTTTCGCCGGTTTTTCTTTAAGCGCCGCAATAGTTGCCATTGCCTCATTAAGCCGGACGGACAGTTCCGTCAATTTATCCATGATTGCCTGATACCGCGCCTCCTGTGCAGAGCCGGACTGTTCCAGCGCCGCAATCCGTCTATACATGTCGGCGTGCGTTTCCCGCGCCTGGGTGCGGTATTCCGACATCTGCTTTTCCAGGGCGATTGCCTTATGCAGCCCAAGGCAATCCCGCTGCGGGTCTACGATGCATTTTTCATCCGCCATTACTTACACCCCCACGGGCAAAATATAGGGCCGGGCTGTTCCGCCAGCCCGGCCCCATCGTATGTTACTGCACTTCCACATCGAGAGCGGAGAGAATTTCCCGCACCTGTTCTTTGAGCAGCGCCGGGACGTCCTCCAGCGTCTTTTTGCCTTTCACGATCAGCGTCGCGTAAACAACTGCCATTATGCGCACCTCCTTCCGGCAGAATATTTTTGCGAGGAAAAGAAAAAAGCTACTCATGTTCGAGCAGCTCCTTGACCTCGGCCTGTAAAGCCCTGGGTACGTCCCCGATTGTCTTTAAGCCCTTACGGATCAGATCTGCGTATACTTTAGCCATTTACCTATTCACCCCCTTCCAGAGCCTCCATGCGCGCTTGCAGCGCAAGCATGGATTCGTACGCTTCGGCCTGTGCCAGCATGATCGTCGTTGCCTGTTCGTCCGCCGCCTCGTATGCCTCAACCAGCGCCATCTGTGTGTCTGTCATCTGTGCCTCCAGAGATTCGACGCTTTCTTCCACGGTCGGAAAAGGCTCCAATATTTCCGCGCCGTCCATGGCCGCCGGTTGATCGCCCCATACCGCTAAAATTTCATCCAGCAGCTCCGGCGCTGCTTCCGCCAGCATTGCTCGTCCTGATTCCGTGTTGTAAAACATCTGGCGGTGCGGCAAGGTGGTTGGTGTGCCATCCTCAAAATCCTGTGTCTCAATAAAAACGAAGTCAGAGCACAGGCCGTCATATGTTTTTTTCGTTGTTTGATCCATGATACTGCCCCCTTAAAGCAAAACTGTGCCATGCCCGTAATACCAAAAGTCCGTGCCTACCGACATCTGTGATTCTGTCGCAAACGCGCCTCCGGGTATAAGCATCCAGGTGGAATTTGTATTTGTGTTTGCCAATACCCAATTCTTTCTAAGCGTTGGGCTGGTCGGCCCGCGCAGAATCACTTCTCCGAACGTATGGCCGGCAAACGGCGTCGTACAATACATGTTTGCGCTGTTGCTGGATTTTCGGGTTAATTGGGTCTGGAAGTAAAACAGTGCGATATTTCCGGCCCGGTACCAGACGCCGCTTGCATTTGTGTTGGTAAAGCAGGCATTGTATGCGTCGTTGAGATTTGGCGTCCATGTACCGCTGGACACCGCAGCCGCGCCTACCTGCGCCGCCGTATGCGTATGGGTCGTATCGGACTTTGCGTTCAGCTTTGTTGTTATCTCCGTCTCCGTGAAATAGCGGTCGTCATGGGTATGGGCCGCGGGCGTAAAGTTGGACGGTTTGTTTGTCAAATCGGCGTAGCTGCCGCTCCATGCCACGGCTTTTAAATCCACATACATCTTGGCGATTTTGCCCAGGATAATTGCCAGTGTATCGCCATTGGCAATCTTAGCACGAGACTCTGCCTGCGCAAACGTAGGTTTGATATTGACCAGCTTTGCGGGATTGATTGCCGGGTTTGGATAGCTCCCCTGTAAATCGCCGCCTGCCGTGCCGTCGCCCAAAATTCCGCTTAAGGCAGCAATATTCAGCACCGCTTGATCGAGGGCGGTTTTATCTTCCTTCGACATCAATCCATCCTGATCAGACGCGGCGGTGTCAGTGCCCGCTTTGCTGTCAGCAATGCTCTTGACCGCCGCAGTATTGACGATCAGGCGGGAAAATATCTCGTTAAACATGTCTGCATGGGCCGGCGTCATGGTCGTCGGCCTTAGAATATTGGATGCGTCATAAACCGGATTATCCGGTATCTGATAAGGTTCCCCCATTGTATCCTGCCAGGAATTATGTACCTCTGCCATAAATATCCCCTCCAATTAAAATTCCATATCGAAGGTAAAGGAAAACTCCACATCGTCATCCTTCTGCTTCACATACATTGTTTTAATTGCAACAAAATTCCCCTCTGTATCGACCAACCCCATTTCGGAAAATTTTGTTTTGGCTTGTTCATCCTCCGGGATAACAATTACGAATCGCGCCGTTGTCTCCACCGGGAAGGCGACAGGCTTCTGTACCGCATACCGGCAAACCTCATGCGTCAAAGCCTCCTGTTCCACATCCGGGGCAATAGGCTCCCCGCTTTCGTTCACCCCGCCGTCCCCCAGGGCGATAAAGGAGACCGGCGGGATTGTGTCAATTACGCCGGCCGTTAATTTGGCCAGCGCAATCCGCCGCGCTTTTGTAATGATGCTGTTTTTCTCCGCCAAAATAATCCCTTCCTTCCATGATTTAAAGATCGCTTGTGATGATATCCGCGTTCAACAGCCGCTCACCGTCAAGACTGCGGGAACCGTCCAGGCGCCACATGTTGTTTCGGATGAGGCCGGCCTTAATACACGGGCTGGCATTTGCAGACGCCCGAAAAGCGCACGCCCGCAATGCGCCGCCCCGCATAAACACAATCCCAAGCCGCCCCCCGCCGTCCAGCCTGTGGGAACCGTCCAACATCATCGTTTGCGGGCTGTATACATTGTTTCGGGTCCGCACGGCAAAACGGGACAATTTCGGTATGTCCTGCTGCTCAAATCCGGCTCTTTGCATGATGGTCATATATACCGTCATCTGGAGCGGCGTCCGTTTTCGGTGATGCAAAGCAAATTTCTCAAAATGCGCGCCCCGGTCCCAAACACTGGACAATATCCACTCGCCGTTTAAGCCGCGGCTGCCGTTCAGCCGGATTTCATGCATCCCCCATACGCTTAAACGGGTCCGCATTGCAAGCCGCCATGAAAATCCGATTTCGAGCCGCGCCGCGGCTTCGATGATCATCGTGATTTTTTCCAGGTGGGAACGCAGGGACTTATAGAATTCAACGGCCTTTCTGATTTCTTTGGCCGGAATGGAAACGGGCATATCCTGATCGTACAACAGTATTTTAAAGTAATATGGATTCCCGCCATACTCAAACCATTCTTTGACTGATGCGGCAGAATAAATGCTGGTCAACGCCCTGGTTACAGCGCCTCGTGTTCCCAAAAACCGGTGCACAGCGAAGCTGCTTTTAAACAACGCCCGCTTTATATCCGCGTCATAATTGTAGTCATACCAATCCACTTTAAAATCATGGGCCAGGATATCCAAAAGCGATTCATCCAGGTCATCAATCGAGGGATAAACGGCAGCCCGCCCGATTTCTTCCGGCCTCTTAGACAGGATATCCGCGACAGCAGAGGCCAGAGCCGCAAGCGACGCATCATGCCGCAATGCTTCGGGGAACGACGCCAGTAAATTTTTCGTTGTCAGGCCATGATCATTCATCCTCGTACCCTCCGTCAACCACATCCAGCGACCGCAGCGCAGCCACCTGTGGGACGGTCCTGTCGCTTCCATCCCGCAAGACGGTAAATACAGGCGCGGTCAACTCCACGCGTTTAATCCCGGTCTGCATAAGTAATCCCACCAGATAGGACGGATTGATATCACGTCCCATGCGCGCGCTCTGCCATGCGGCGTATTCTTTTACAGCCGCATTTACCGCCGCTTTTAATTCTGCCGCGCTTTTTTGTACGCCCTCCTGTATATAGTAGGTGCAGGAAATGTCATACTCTATTTTTTCGGCATCCTCTACAAATACCTGATCCGTCAGAGGCCGCACAGTATCTTCGTTGCAGGCGGCCAATACTGCGTTTTTAATTTCCTCTCCCGCGGGCTCTCCGTTTTCCATCAATATGTACAGCTTGACCACGCCGGGAGTGGGGGAGTTGGCGATTACATCCGCGATCTCTGTACTGACGCGCCGGGCAAAGTAGATATACCCGCCTCTGGCGCCAGCGCAGCTATATCCGTCCATACTGGCCCGCATAAGCTCATAATATTCTTCATCCGTCGCCATGTCCGCGCCTCCGTCGGATGCAGTGATATTGACACACTTTGTACAGTAATCGTACAAGTCCATGATGGTATCAATCTGTCCGGGTACATAGCCGTTTCCCACTGTACCGGATGTCTGGCATATCACTTCCGCGTCCACAGAGGTTTCACCGGCCGGCACATAGATATCCGCTTCCGTTTGCCAGATCAGGACGCCTCCTGTATCCGTAACCCTTGTTCCCGCAGGCACCAAAACGGCAAATAGCTGCGCCTCGGAAATTTCAAATCGGACGGTGCATCGGGCTGGCTTGGCTCCGGGACGGGTCTGCTCTAAAAACAGTTCGCCCAATGCATCCAAGTTCCTGCCTTCGGCACGGCTTGGGATGTTTTGATTGCCGGTATAATTATTTAAAACACGCTCTTGTATGATTATGTTGCCCATCCATCGGATGAATAGATGTTCCGGGCTGGCAGGATGGATCGTGATACCAGTGATCTTTTCATAGGCTGTTGTCAGCAGGGATACAATTTCGGCCGCATCTGTTGAGATAAACTGATATTCTGTATTTCTACCCATTATTGATCTCCACCTCTACCGTTGGTATCAATTTGCCCGGTTCGGACGCGTCCCCTGAAAAGGCGATATCTACAACAGCCGCCCTCGGTTCCCACCGTTCGATCGCTTCGCGGATATCAGCACGCATCATCACTTCGGCCACAGAAACCGGCCGGTCAAGCGCGTCCATTGCTATCCCAAAGTCACGATGCAGAGGAACAGAACCTTTTGCTGTCGATAAAATGATCGCGATATTTTGAATAACAGAGTTTAAAGCATCGGTTTGGTTCAGCCGGATATTACGTAAATCCGCGGCGCTGATCGTATAGGTCATCTGTTTTCACCTCCTCAAATATTCTTGCAGGCTGACGGACAGCACCGCAACATACAGATTACCGTATTTATCAAATGTTTGCGCTTTGACGCTGTAGCTCAGGATCGCCCATCTGTATTGTCCATAGACATGACTGCCGATGGTCAGAGGCAGCTTTTTGCCGCTGCTTACATATTTGGCGATCCTGGCGATTTCCTTTGCGGGTGTTACCCCAAGTTGTGCGGAAAGTGTGATATCAAAAGATATCTTATCGGGGTCCGTCCCTGTAAATTCCAGAAGTCCCCGCCCCAAATGCCGCTGATGGGTCGCATAACGCGCAGAACCGGACCATTGAAAATTGGAGAGCGTCCGGATGACGGAATCGGAAACTGTAAAGGCCACATCCCCAAGGCATCCGATCGTTGCCATGCCTAAACCCTCCCCAGGACAAAACCGTCCGTGTTATCTCCCGGCAGGTACAATATCAGGACCGTTTCGTTCACCTTTGGCATCCATGGTTTTATGATCAGCTCATGGCTATGGCTTTCATAAGCCGCTTCACCGCTGCCGCCTTCTTCAAGCTCTGTGCGCTGCGGCGCATCATAGTCCGGGACGGATGGGGGCGCCGCGAGGACGTAAAGCCATCCAGAGAGTGAACCCGTATCCTCATACTTTACCCGCGCCTGCCGTTTGCCGGCGTCCACAGCCGTCACCGTCCCAAGACGCACCAACTTCTCCAGGTTTGTATCCGATGCCATCAATATCCCTCCAGTACTTTACGCAATTTGATTTGCGTCGTATAGCCGGACCCGCTAACAGAATGGTTCGCCTGCGTGATGATATACTTTCCGCCCCAAGCGCCCCACCCCTCCAGCAGAATTGTCACCCCGGCCACGAGATCAGGATTTCCCGGTAAGGTAAATGTCGCTGTCTTGGCGTATTTGTTGTGCAGCCGCAGATGCTTTTCGGCCAGCGCCTTTGCCTCGGCGATGCTGGACACCTTTGCCGAGATTTCCAATTGTTGATTGTTCTTTGCATCGGCATTATAATCCTCCGTCCTGGCCGTCGCCTCGATGCATCGGCCTGTAGACGGGTCGACATAACTGACGCGGCACGACGAATACTTTGTATTCGCCGTGCCGATGTTCATCTTGTATTTTGTATAGCCCCCGTTCTTTCCCTGCCTGATGATAAAGATGGGCGATTTCGCTTCATAAGCCGCCTGATCAAACAAAACAAGGATACTGTTGGTCGCTTTAAGGGAGATTCCCGCGTCATGGCAGAGGGTGGACAAAAAAGCGATGTCGCTTGTTTTTACCTGTTCCAGCCGCGCATAAAACGGATCGCCCACCGATTCATACATACAAACCATGCCGTTGCTGCGCGCAATCTCTTTGGCGATGCCGGATAATGAACAGGCTTCCCATGCATGGGATTTTTTCGTTTGCCTGATCTGCGCTCCAAAAGGAAGGGAAGTGGCTTTAATGGTAATGGTGGCCGGCGGCCCGGAAGCGTCCACACTGTCAAGCTCGAACTGGCCGCAGGGCAGCAGCTTATCCTTACCGTCGCTATTCCAGTTTTCCCGGACAATCACAGCGTCAATTTTAAAGCCGGCGCTGCTGTTATTCTCCGAGCCGTTGCCGTCCATGCCCTGGAAGTCCCCTTCGTTGACCCACCCGTAGACATTAGAGGTATTATCGGTATGAATCAGATGCCAGGGGTGCTTACTCCCGGGATTGCTCAATGTGATTTGCGCAGGTCCCGGTATCGCTGTATATCCGGCGTCGTCGGTAGAACTGATATAGTGAAACGATCCTGTAAACTGGACGATATCCCCCACGGAATAACCTCCCGGCGCCGAACCGGGGGCGGACGCGGCGGCGTCAACCGCTTCTGTCAGCCATTTTTCCAACCAGATAGATTCCCTGTCCTGAAGGGTGATCTGCAAATCGTCTGTTTCGTCCTCCTCATTATCAATATAGGTCATGGACAGAAGATAAGGCTTGATAGACGATGTAATATTTATGCCGTTAAAAGATATCTCCGCAGCCGCGCGGCGTGACAGATTTTTGTCGCTCATCCTCCCACCTGTTTCCACGGGGGCATGCCATCACTGACACGCCCGGTTATTTCCGGCAGGTTCAGGACAATGCCGGCGGGAAATATGTAATATTCCCGATACTGCAAATTTGCGTTCATCAGTTTATCGGCGTAATCCGCATTCCCAAGCTGGGCGTAGGCGATGCTGTCCCACATATCACCCTGGACGGTTGTGTACTTTTTCATCGATAGGCCCTCCTTGTAACATCAATATTGTGCTGTTCGATAACATCCAGGACATGTTCGGCAAATTCACTTCCGAATTCTTGCAGGGACGCTACGGTTTCCGGGGAGGCAGTTCCCTGAATATTAAATGAAACCTGGATTGTAACCGGGGAATTGGCGCCGCCGGCAGGCGGGACCAGCGCGGAAATGGCAGGCTGTGACCGCATGGCGGCGGTTTGTGCCGCGTTCACAACTTTCTCCCCGCCATTAAAATAGATCAATTCCGGTCCTTTTTCACCTACCAGAGCAAAGCCAGGTTCCGCTGATTCCGTACCAGTAGCATATCCGCGTCCATGTAAAGAGGCGATCGGGGCAAATCCGTTTCCCGGCAGGGCCGGAGTTTGCGGCACCGCCTGTGCAAAACGGGCGAAGGCGGCCTGTACCTCCGGATGCATACCATCCAATCCGTCGATGTACCCCTGAATTGTAGCCCTGGCGCTCTCGGCCGCCTCGGAGCCAAGGTTCATAGCCGCAACGCCGTCCTCCAGTTCTTTTTGCAGCTTGTCTATTTCCTGGGGAACCTCGTTCACCAGCATCGAAGTACTGTTGGACGCGTCAGACATTGCCTGTTTATTGGCATTGTAATTGGCGACCACTTCCCGCAATTCCTCGTCAGTTGCTGCGGCAAGGCCCGCAACCGCGTTCACGCCCTCCTTGCTGCCATCGGCAAAGCTTGCGATGACATCGCTCAGGCCCTCAATCTCGGCACTGCGCTCTGTCAGGGATTGCAGGTTGGCGTCATATGCCTGCCAATAGGTGATCTGGCTTTCCAAGGCAGAATTGATGCTCCCTGCACTGGTTGCAACAGCCGGTGCGGCCATATCCCACAGGGCGTATTGTCCCTGTATGGATTCCATTGCGGCTTCATACGTCGCTTTGTAAGCCTCCGTGAGCGTCGCTGCCGATGCGGTGACGCCATCAAAAATCTGCTGAAACTCCTGTGTCTGCTGCGCGGCGGCTTTCTCGGCCTCGGTCATATCTTTGGTGGTGTCGGTTATCCTTTCCCAGGCTTTATCCGCTTCATCAATTTCAGTTTGGAAGGAATCCATCGTCTCGATATCTTCGGCAATGGCCTTGTCCAGATTTTTAATGGTACGTTCAGATTTATAGATCTCATCGTTGTATGTGTTCAGTGAATTTTGCAGATCATAGTATTCCTGTGTGAGCATGCCGCCCTGATCATAGGATTCTTTGCTCAGCTCATTCAGACGCTCCTGAACGGCGTTGCGCTTTTCTGTTACTTCCTCCAGATGTATTTCCGCCTGGGTGCGCTTGATACTGTTTTCGACGTATTCCTTTGTGACCTCGCCGTGCTGGTCATATAAGGAATTGAGATATTCCTGGTATGCCTGGGCCTCCGCGTTGCGCTTCCATTCTTCCGTATTTGCACGGAGAGCTTCTGTGCCGCCATCAATAGCATTATTTGTAAGGTCGATGCTGTCGGCCAGTTCCGGCACTGTGCGGGAAAGGAGGGCGAGAATATTGTGGTATTCCTGATTTTCTTTCACCGCGCCGCCTGCGGCAGCCTCGATCTCCTCCAGTCTGTCGATGTAGATTAGGGCGGTCTGCGCCGTGGCAAGCGTCTGTGTGGCGGTTTCGTCGTATGCAGCGTTGGCCTGTTCCATAGCCTCCTGCGCATCGCGCGCCGCCTCGGACAGCTCCTTCACGGAGGGGATGCCCTCATTGACAGACGCTGTAAAAGCAACAACTGCGGCAGTTATACCAGCCAGCGCCGCCGTCACACCCATAATAATATTGACACCAGGAATAGAAGCAGATAGAAGGGCAGATGCCGCTGCCGCAATTTTGGCCCCCGCCGCATAAGCGGTCAAAGCCAATGTGACACTTCCGATTACAGCGGCTCCCGCCGCAATTCCCTTTACAATTCCAGGGTTCGCTTTTGAAAACTCGTTAAGACCAGTTAAGACATCCGTTCCGATCTCATATAGCCCTCGCATTTCCGGTATAAACTGTTCCCCGATTGTGGTTCTCAATGCTTCCCAGGCGGAGTTCATCAGGGTCAGTTGTCCATTCATGTTATCCAGTTTAATCGACGCCATGCGCTGCGCCGCACCGGAGCAATTGTTGATGCTGTCGGTCAAAGAGGCATAATCTTCATCAGCAGCATTCAGGATCGCCAGCAGGCCGTTATAGCCGCGCGCCCCGGCAATGGTCATGGCGTTATTGACGCGTTCGGCTTCGGTCATCTGGTCAAAGTAGACGCGCAGTTCATTGATGGTGCTCGAAAAGCTTTTCATGGTGCCGTCAGCCTTGATTGCCGAGTATTCATACTCGCCGAAAGCCGCGCCGGTCAGTGTTGCTCCTTCCAGTAAGCCGTTAAAGGTGTTTTTCAAAGCGGTACCGGCAATACTGCCTTTGACGCCTGAATTGGCCATCAGTCCCACCGCCACGGCCACATCCTCGATGGAGTATCCCAATGCACCGGCAATACTGGCGGATTGCTTGAATGTTTCACCCATAATCGATACGTTTGTGTTGGAGTTGGTTGCCGCCGCTGCCAATACATCGGAGAAATGAGCGGTATCCGCAGCCGTCAGTCCAAAAGCAGTAAGGTTATCAGTCACAATATCCGATACCATGGCCAAATCCTCGCCGGAGGCCGCCGCCAACTGCATCACGCCGTCCATACCATTCATCATATCTATGGCGTCCCATCCTGCCATTGCCATATAGCCCATGGCGTCAGCGGCTTCCTGTGCGGTAAACTTGGTTGTAGCGCCCAATTCCTTGGCCACGCCGCTCAATTGTTCCATTTCGGCGGCCGTAGCCCCGGACAAAGCCTCCACATTTGACATGCCCGCCTCAAAATCGCCGGCTATTTTAACGCATTCCATATAGGCGTCCGCTATTTTTTTCAGCGCCGCAGCTATGCCGGCGGCAATAAGCGCCTGCTGTACGGCGCCAATGGCCTGCACGGAACGTTCGCCAAAACTGGTCGCGCCCTCGGCGGCTTTGTCCTGTTCGGCTTGCAGCTCTTTAATCCGGGCGGTTAATTCCGCATCTTTCTGTGACAGATTGGCGGTATCAACCCCGGCTTCTTTCAGACGCGCGCCTGTGTCCGATAATTTTTGTGATTGCCGCTCCAAAGCCGCGTTTGTATTGCTGATCCGCTGTTCCAGCTTCAATTTTTCCCGTTCCAAAGCGGCAATAGCGGCGGCGTCTTGTTCTGTCGCGCTCTTAGCCGCATTTAACTGCTGTACCAGGAGCGCTTCTTGCTGCCGGAGATTATTCAATTTTGTTTGGGTAGCATCAATCGCGCCCTGCTGTTTTTGATAAGCGGAAATATCTGACTGAATTTTACTTAAACCTTGAATCTCTTTTCCCAGTCTGACAAATTCCTGCTGTGCTTTCGATAGCGTGCTGCTGAAACTGCCGTTCATTTGGGCGTTTAAAGCAAACAGCATTTCATACGGTTTCCTGCTGGCCACACGCCGCCTCCCTTCTCCGGCTGCAAAAAGGGGGAGGCCAAGGGCTATCTGCCCCTGGCCTCCCTCTTTTGTTTTTAATTTCGAACGGGTCGATTATGGCTTTCCGACGCCTCTGCGGCTACAGCGTTATGCGCTTGAATCCATGCCTTAAATTCCGACAGAGGTAAATCCAGCCAATCAAACGCGGGGGTGCTGTTCGACTTTGCTAAAATCAGGCATTGCTTGCGGAGCCACAGTCCGCCGTCGCCGACTACAACCCCGCACGCAGCAAAAAATTCCGCGCCCGGTTACAGATCGCCTGAAAATCTTTCAGCGGCAAGGCGCAAATTGTATTTGTACTTACGGTTCGATTCCCGCTGTCATCCCGACAGGTACAGGCACGGGCTGCCATGCCGACCAAATATTCCCCGGTGTACGCGGGCAGGATCAGCGTTTTCCCCTTGAGCATCATTTCCGCTTCAATCGCCAGGCTGTCTTTGCCCGTCAGGGTGTCCCAGTTAAAAGTAAGCGTATCGTAGGTCCTGCCCTCATAAATAAACGAAGGCTGGAACACATGGGTATAGGAACTATAATCGGCGTCTGCTCTTTTGGCCTCCTGTTCCAGCTTCTCCGCCGCTTCCGCCATATCCATAATCATGCCGTCTGCTGTTCCGCCGGTTTCTGCTGCATTTGTCTTTTTCTCGTTATCCATGACAATACTCCTTTGTCCGTTTATTTTCCGAGGGCTTTTCGAACGTCAGCCATATAATCCGTCCCCATAATGACGCACTTCATATTGCGCTTGTCGATTTCCCACAGTTGCTGCCCATCCCTGTAGGCAGCATAATAATACACCGCATATTCACCGGATGTATCCGCAGCGGCCATAGGCGCTACAGTGCCGGGGTCAGTGGATTTCGGCCGGACAATCACAACGTATTTTTCCGGCCAAATCCCTTCCTCTGCCGCTTCCACATCCCAGTATTCTTCCGCAACCCGCAAATCCAACTGGTGCTTTTTCGGGGCTGCCAACCGTACCGCGTCCTGAGTGGGGCTGAGCCAGTTGATCGTCATGCTCATGGCGTCGACCATACCGTACAACGGTACTTCCATGTTGCCCATCATTCCGGCTCCGGCGATATTGACGCACGGATATGTAATTGCGGGCAGTTTGACTTTTGCAATGCCCAACAGATTTACACTGTCCTCGTAAAGCTCAAGCTGGATGTAGGATGCTGCCTGTTTGCTCATATACGATTGCCTCCTTTAACCGGCGGACTGCAATGCCGCAGTGGCATAGTCGACCGAGTATTCAAGCGTAAAATCAATTTCCTGCGCAGGGCTTGGCGGCGTCAGATAGATATGAATACGCAAAATGCCGGCCAATAAATCGTCCAAAGGGTTTTCATCCTCCGGCACTTCCGCCCTGGCTCCCAACAAACGCTCGTCAGCCACCAGTCCGTTCAGCCAGATATTGCAGGTATCCAGGACAGTATCTATGAGCCGTCGGTTCATCGGTTTGTCCAATTTGCTCCAATAGGTCCGAATCAGGGTATTTGCTACCCAGTCGAACATCCTGGAAACAGGGATAAAGTAATCCTTCACATCGTTGTTTCCGGGATAGCAGGCGGTGTAGTTGCCTTTTAACGTCCAGCCTATAGACATGAAATTCAGAGCCGTTACAATGCCGTAATTTCCAGCGATCATCTGTACCTGTTCCCAGGTCAGATTGATTTCCGTCCCATCCAGCAGGCAGCATCCGTCGATTTTCAGCGCCTTATTGGACGGCGATTCATACGGGCAGCCATTGTTGCCGGCATCTGTCTGCGCCATCAGCCCGGCCATTTGTGTAGAGAGATGGAATTTGTATTCGCCCATCTTCACCATTGGCCAGCATACAATCTGGTTTTCGTCTACCATGCTGTTTTTGGTTTTCCAATCGAGCAGCCCGGAAACTTCCCGGACGCCGTTATCTCCGGTAAATACGTCAACAAGGGCTTTGGCCCGGAATAAACCGTTGATACCGGCGGCTTTGGCCGCCATAACAGCCGCTACGGCGGGGATATGCGAGAAACCGGGCGCACAGATCAGATCGGGGATTACCCCTGTGATGTTCATGCAGGCGTCGATTGTGCCCAGGCCGGACACAATGTCCGTATCACTTACCGTATCCGGCGTCACTGTATTGCCGGCAACATTGAGCGATTGCGCTGAGTAATGGTCGCTTGAACTCAACAGCTCTACGATGCAGACGCCCTTTTTTTCGTCGTAAAGGACGCTGTAATCCGTATCCCTTTCCAATTCGTCCTCACCGCTGCGTACTACCAGACTGTTATCATTGATGATACCGAAAGGCAGGCTGATCTTATGGTCGACGACATCGTGATCAGCCGCCTGGACTTCTTTTTTCATGGTTGCCGGATCCAATACATTGCAGAAGATGACCGGCTGGCATCCAAATAACTGGAAATGGGAATACATAAATTCGCAAAGGGTATAAGTTCCCCAGTCATAGGAAAAACCAAGCTTCTCCACCGCCTCGGCCCAACTGGTGCAGAGCACCGGCAAATTGGCCTTTGCAGGATTGGATGCGCAATGGCCCGGCGCCAGCCCGACCACAAATGGAATGCCGGAATTGGCCACGACGGGCGTGCTGACCGCCGTGGCCTGTTCATTGACATGAATACCCATATTCGCCATGATATTTTGACCTCCTTAGCGCAGCCCGGCAATTTTCCTGTAATTGACGTACAGGGCATTGCCGGGCCTCTTAATTTTTAATCGGGCTTCGGGCAGCGCATCCCCTGATACGATTAATGTTTTGACCAGGGGATATTTTTCGATAACTGGCGCCGCAGCGGCCAGGGCGGCCGTCCTGCTCCCTCGCCAGATAGTTCCATGCTGGATAATGCCGGTAATGCTTGGGCCGATATAACAGTAAAAACCAGAGCTGTTATCTTTGGGCTTCAAAACAGGTCCCTGGGCAGAGTTGTTTAACATTATCATTTCCTTCCTTGCCATAAGGCGCCTTCCTTTCAATAACAGGGAGCTTCCATACAGATATCATTTCTCCTGCGTAATATGGAGCTGTATCCTCGGGGTAAACCAGACTTTCCAGCCCAGCTTCCAAATCAAGCCTAAACTGCTTACCGATGCTCCTTTGCTCCAACAGAGCAATCCTCAGCCGTTCCATAAGGTTCAACAGCGCAAGCCCGCCCTCTTGTTCATCATGATGATAGACGCAAAAGATGGTGCGGACGGTGGCTGAATTGTTGGGACGCTGGCCGGGGGCCTGAACATCCTTGCCTGTGATGATCTGATGCAGAATGTAAGGCGCTTTTTTCCTGGCCGCTTTGCTGTCAGGCAAACGCGTCCGGTATACCCCGGCGGCCCGGGGCCGGGGCTGCTCTTGGTCCTCTTTTTGCAGGGCCACGGGAAGGAGCAAATCCTTTGTGGCTTCGGCGGTAAAAAGCCTTAACTGCTCCAACAGAACTGCCTTTGTCATGTCCTATCCTCCCCAGCCGTTGAGAATGCGCAGAATTTCATGGTCAATACGTTTTTCATATGTCTCGGCCATCTTCTGTTCGATTTCATCGGTGACAGCCTCGTTGGAGTACATCATCTGAGGCGTAGCCGGTCCATAAAGTTCTGTAATCGGGATACGGGATAAGCCTTCCCTTTCGAATATCACCCTATGCCCATGCACGGCCGATTGTGCAGAAAAAGCACGATCCAATACTTCTCCCGCCCCGGATCTTTTGACTTGGGCGACCACCTGACCGTTGTTATTTGTACGGGTGTTAAATTTCAGAAGCGGTATCACATAACCCTTAAATCCAAACACTACGGAGATTTCCCCGGATGATTCCCGTATAAAATGGTTGATATTTTTCGTTTGGGTCAAAAATTCGCTTTGGCTGATGGTATACTCCTGTGAAACCGCCCGCTTCGCGACGGTTTTTCCGGCTGCCGCAGCGCGTGTCAATGCGCTCCCTACAGCCTTGTAAACGCCGCCATTGATGCCTGCCAGCAGCTTTGTTACACGGTCAAGGCTTTCCTCAGCAACATCAACCACAATGCCGCCATAATAGGTGCTCCGCTCACGCGATCTGTAAATATCACTCATTCGTCGATCGTCTCCAGTTCAACCCGCAACATACCCAGCTCACAGACAGACGAAGCCACATAGAACTCCCGAAAGAAGCCCCCGCCGCCTTCCTGTCCGTTGATTCTGATACGCTGACCCTTTTCGGGCTGATTGCCGCCCAAGTCGGATCGTGCGCAATGAAGCACGGCCGACACAAGGTAGAGGCCCTGGACATGGTCGGACTGGATCTGGCGCCGCTCCTGCTCCTTCAGGCCGGATAGCACGATGGGGATATCAACATACCGCTCTCCGTCGTATTCTACGGTTCGTTTCTCCGCGAACTCATTCGTGTTGAGAAAAACATTGTAGATATCCGTAGTTACCATGTCCTTGAAGCCGCTCATTCCACCGGTCCCTCCGTACCGAGCGTGGGAGGTTGCTCGCCGTTGCCGGTGTTCTCCTCGTCAATCTCGACGGTCGCGATCAGTTCGGCAAGCTCGGTCTTGTTCTTGCACTTCTTGATAGCAGCAGCCTCAATGCCGAGATCGGCGGCAAGAGCGTCCATGTCCTTGCGTTCCAGTGTCATCAAGCTTTCGACGGTGAAATGGCCGTCAACGATATCGAGAGCTTCATCGTCCTCGCAGCCGTTTTCCTGCCCTTCTGCACCGTCAGGCGCGTTTTTACCTGCGCCGCCAACGGGAATGGTCACAGGAGACGTTGCAACGCCGTTGGCGGGGAATTCCTCGTCGACGTAGGCCGCGACCTTGAAACCGACCAAACGAGCGGCCTCCTCGTCGCTGACTTCGACGGTACCTCCAATAGAGACAGGGGTGACACGGCTGGTCTTGTTGTCCCGAGCACCGTAGACACCATTAATAATTTTAACCTTCTTCATAGCGTACTCCTTTCACCTACATCGATCAGTCGACTACAGCGGCAGCGTAGATGTATGGGCAGTAGTTTCTGGGTGCGCACAGGGGGCGAGTGCCGAGACGCAGCTTGCGGATGTCCTTGTCCTGATCCAGAGTAAACTTGGGGACGCGGATGCCGGCATGGTCGGTGAAGTTGGTGGAGCCGTAGTCGATCTGGGTGATCTGTCCGTACATAGTGCGGCCGCAGTTGGGAGCGGTCACCATGGCGGAGGCGGCGGGGAAGTACTTCTGCTCCTGGTCATTCTCATCCACATAGGTTTCATCCACACTGATCAAATTCAACCTGAAGCCGCCAAAGTTGACGGTGCCCATGTAAACGACGCCATCATAGGGGGACAGTTCCTCATCGATCTTGCCAGTGATGATGCCGCTGTTCTTATCCAGCAGGCGCTGCAACTCCTCGAACTCCAGAACCGCCTCAGCGACATCAGAGCCCATGACCAGATCGGTGGCGGGTAAACCGCGCTTGGAGAGCTGGCGGCACATGGCGATTACGTCGGCGCGCATAATGGCCCAAGTGGTCCACTTGGCGGCGGGCACATACAGGTGCTCGCTGGCATTGTCGAAGAACTTGACATACAGGGTGTCGCCCTTGGTCTTGTCGTCGATGTACTCCTGCATAGTGCAGGCGTTGTTAATCATGGTCTGTGCAGCCATCCACTCCTCGCGGCGGGTGATACGCAGATCCATATCGGTCTGATCCTCCAGAATCAGGCGGGCGGCACGAGCAGCCTTATCCATGCCCGGATACAGCGCCTCGCCGAAGCCGCGTTTGTGCAGCTCGTCAACGGTCAGCAGCCGGGAAGGAGCGATAAACGCAGGCTGATACTCGTGGATAGAGTAGCCGCGGCGGTCCATGGGAATATCGCCGGCACGGGGAGAAACGAAAGCGGCCATCTTACGGTCGCCCTTGCGGTACTCGGTCAGCACTTTGTCAGCGGCGAAAACATCGCCCTCACCCGTGGGGAAATAGCGATCCTTGAAAAAGGTCTGCTTGGGAACGATCTCCTCGGTGATGGCGATCAGCACATAAATGTCAAAGAAATTCAGTTCAGCAGCCATTTGTAATACCTCCTATTAGTCCGCAGGGGTAGCGGACTTGAAAACAATGCCGCGCATGCGGAGCTTGTCGTAGTCGGCAGCGGTGAGGCTGTAGCTATCGGCCACAGTCACCTTGCCAGGATCGAAACAGCCGGCGGTGTAAACAGCCACACTCGCATCGGCATCGGTGCCAACAGTGACCTCGTCGCACAGGATGCAATCGGGTGTGTTGGTGCCATCATAGATGGCCAGTACGCCAGCATCGGACTTGCCAAAAACGGTGCCGCGTTTGTAGATGGTTTCGGCATCGCCCTTAGTAATGGTGCCTCCGCGCACCTGGACGGGAGGAGTCAGATCGGTCACCAGACCATCAAACTCCATCTCGCCGATCTTCTTGCTCAGGTTGGTCATGATTTAGCCCTCCTTCTTCTTGCCGAGCAGAGACTTGATCTCCGCTCTGGTTTTTGCCATGCGAGCTTCGGGAGTCAGAGCGTCGTCGCCCTTTGGTTCGTCTACGCCGGGGGCAGCCCCGACATCACCGGTGTTGGCGTCTTTGGAATCGCTGTCCAACTGAGACAGAAACTGCCTGCCCTGTTTGGCGGCGTTCTGCGCAGCGCGCAGAGCCAGTTCAGCAGCGTTGCAGGCCTTTTCACCGTACTTGGCCTCCTTCACCAGAGCGTCGTCGAACAGGCCAGCGATCTCGTCGATGCCCTGCAGACGAGCCTGTTCCGCCTGAATGGCGGCGTTGACGGCCTCAGTGTTGCCGGCGGCAATCGCGTCGTTCTGCACTTCCGCGAACAGGTCCGGATACTGCATCCGGAATTCTTCCTTGGTCATGGAATTTCCTCCTTTTTGTCCGCCGGTGACCTCCGGCTGATTTGCATCTGTCGTAACCGAAGCGCAAGCCTCGGGATTGACCGTGGGGATAGTGTCGGGCGCGAATGTGCCGGGTTCCATACGCATGGTGCGGCCGCGCACGAACAGGCTACGGCCGTCAACGCTGGCTGTGATATTCAGCGGCTCGGCATCTTCCAGGACTTCATCGGCAAAGCCCTTATCGACAGCCTCTTTACCCGTCATGTAGGTGGTGTCGGCCATCATGTGAGAAAGGACCGTATCAGAAAGACCAGTCTTGCGCTTATAAATCGTAATCTGCATCTTATCCCATGCGTCGTTCTGATCCGCCATCTGACGGAGTTCATCAGCGTTGTAGTCGCCCCAAATATAGCTCCAGCACTTGTGGATCATGATAAGGCTGGACGGATTGACGCGGACGGTATCGCAGGCGCACATAATGAGGGAACCGCCGGACATGGCTACGCCGTCAACGACGCAGATCAGCTCGGCGCCGTTCCGCGCAAGCTCACGCAGACGGTTGTGGATCGTGTTGGAAACACCGGCATCTCCTCCGTAGCTGTTCATGCGAATGGTGATACTCTTGCACTTGGCGATCTGCTCCAGATCGTCCAGAAACTCGGATAGCAGAATATACTTCCCCTCGACGGGTTTCCCGGTCCACCAATCGACAGGCTGCTCCTCGTAGATATCGCCATACATGACGATTTCTGCGCTGGAGCCGTCCGTGGTGGCCATGGTGTAAACACTGCGCTGGATATTCACGGCAGGGCCTTTGCTCTTTGAGGGATTACTCATTTCGTTTTCCTCTCTTTCCATACTTCGCTCGTCGGGATATACGGGGTATTCAACCTCCATCACCGCTTCCTTCTCCGGGAGCTGGTGTCAAGGCCTTTGCGACGCCCCTCGTTGCGCGCAGCAGCTCGTTTTCGTGTTTAACCTGTTCCACATTGGTTTCCCAGTCGCCGCCGCTCATTTCGCGGGTGACCTGCCCGTGGGTTTTAATGGAATGGTTGATAAGCATGATATTGGCCTCGGCTTCCTTTTTGGGATCAAGCTGCCCCTGTACGGGTCCAATCCAGTTGGCACCGCACCATGCTTTGCGGATCAGCGGGTCGTCGAAGAAGCCGGGCGCCTTAATGCGCTCGAGGGCGACAGCCTCTGCCAGCCACACTTCATAGATGGGCTGGCAGAAATCGTCCACGAACCACTTGCGGCGCATCTTGAACGCTTCCCACGCCTCCAACAGCGCTCCGCGGCTTGCGGAATAAGAGCTGTTGAACTCCTTGATAAGCACATCATAAGGTTGCTCCAGAGCCGCACCGATCAGACGGCAGAACGTCTTAACAAAGGCGTCAAATCCGGTGGTGGGGATATTGGGATTGCCGAAGCGTACCTTTTCGCCCGCTGCCAGATGGGTAACGGTACCGGGACCGAGCGAATAATCGTTGTCGTATTCATCCTCTTTGTCGGTGCTCTCAATGTTGACTGTGCCATCCAAAGTATCGCCCATATTAACGGGGCCGGTTTCGTTGAAGGGAATCTGAGACTGATCCGTTTCCGTCTCGATCCACGCAGTAAAGAACGACTGCACCAGTGCCGCCATCAGCTCGCTTTCGGTGTAGCGGCGCAGCTGCAAAAGGGTTTCAATGACCGGAGCCAGATACGGAACGCCTCGATACTGATCGGGACGCTCGCTATCCATAACTTGCAGGATATTAGGAAGCCCGGTGCGTTTGCCGTAGACCTCCACACGTGTCCATTTGATGTCTTCGGTTACATACTCGAAGGGATAGGCATTACGAATATAATACGCCTCCACCAAGCCGTTTTCGTCCACCTCGACACCGTCGTAAATCTTGTGTCCGGCGCCAGGCTTTCCTTCCGGTACCTTTCCCTCGAAATAACCGGAGGCGGAAATGCCACCGCCGTACTCTGCCGGGGTGCTGATGCGGTCTGCCTCGACCAGATGTACGCGGAGTGAGTACGGATTCAGCGGAGTCCGCTTATAGTGCTTCAGGAGGGGAAAGACGTCGCCGGAGAGCAGCCAGGATTTAAGGCCGAGCTGTTGCAGACAGCCGAAGTTGTTCATGCCGATCGCGTCACAATTGCGCTTGTCGCCCGCCCACAGGCGGAATTCTGCCTCGGTTTTGCGCTGCCACTCTTTAGCTGCATCTGCGCTCATGCCGAGCACCTGTCGATCAATGGCGCTATTCAGAACAAGGCCGGTGCCGATCACCTTGGTACGATTGGTATTGATTGCCGCCGCCGCCACAGTGGACGACATATAGAGAATGCGAGACCTCTGCCGCAAGGTGTAGTTGTTGTGGTTTATATCTTCATTGGGCGACCCGCTCTGTGCGGTGAAGCCCTTCATTGAACGCCGGTCGAGGCTCGCGCCAGCTTCGCTGTACCCCTTGGCATTGGGAGCCTTGCGGCACTTTTGGCTCTTGCTCAATGTGTTCGCCTCCTATTATCGGAATAAAAACAGGTTCCCGGCGGCAAAAGAATCGAATTCCGCCGGTCAGCCTGTAGTAAGACCCTCTCGGGCGTATACCCTGGCATTTTCACAACCTCGCGAAAAAGATCACCAATCTTCGGGAACGATCCCGAACGCTCTGCGCGGCTTGCGGCCGATGAGCTGTGCCGTCAGCGTGTCGACGGCGGCCTCGGCGGCCTCAATCTCTTTTTTGAGATCGGGCAGGTCGAAACGCGTCAGTGTCCGATCGTTGATGGTATAGCTTTTCACTCCTCCGTCGATCAGCGCCAGATACGCGGCACGCAGCTTCTTCAGAGCTTCCTTTCGGAATTCCAGTCTTGCCTTGATTTCGGTCTTATCAGCCATGTCAAATCACCTTACCAACTGTCGTAATATCTATCCAGCGCGGAGCCGCGCTTTTTCGCTCTCGTCTTCCGCTTCGGGGTAGTTGCCGGAGCAGTTGCAACGGGTGCAGAGGGGGCTTTACCGCGGGATTCCCTTAACCGTCTGTCTACCTCATCAAGATTGACAGGGAGCGCCTTAAACGCCGCCATAGCGTAGTTGCGGCAATCCAACGCCTCGTTGCGCTCGTGCCCGGGGATCTTCTTCCAAATCCACGGCTGTTTCTTTGTGGCGTCATACTCCAACCGCTCGGAGAGCAGACCGGCAAAGTATGCGCTACCATAGTCGTCACGCCGGGGAAAATGGCAATACTTCGCGCCTTTGGTCTTAACACGAAGATTGTCCTGAATGATTTGCTTGCCGGAGTCAACGCCGATCTGATACTGCCAACAGGTGCCGATATACCTCTGGTGGACGGTGATCTTTTGTTGCTTCGGGGGCGGCACATACGGTCTGCTTGGCCCAGGCATACCCTTGATACAAAAGACCTGCTTCGCGATACGCGCGCGGCACTGCAAGCGAACTTCCTGCGTGAAGTGGCCGCCTTCGTCCACAAAGGACGCAGACTGCCGCAGGCCGGTACCGTCAGCAAACCGGAATACGCGGTCGAAAACTGCATCATCCAGCTTCGCCCATGTCTCGGAATCGTCCGGGCGTCCCATGATGACACCCTTTTCGATGCCCCATGTTTCTCCGAAATGCCCGTGACCGATGATCTCGTACTCAAAACGGTCGTCCTGTGTGTCGACGCCGGCCGTCAAGACAAGGACACCTTCGGGAAGCTCGGCGTCATATTCCTCTCGCCGTGCCATCAGGCTATCTTCGTCCTCCAAGTCGCCGCGATCTTCCCATACCTCGCCGAAGCAGGTGTTGTAAACAACCTGCATTTTCCTAGTGTTTCCCTGTGCATTCAGGAACTTCAGGATAATAGACGACCATGTTGCCCATTGGGAAACAAAGGCATTTAGCCAGAAAGAGCGAGTCCCCTGTTCGTAGGCGTCGGGGTTTTCTGCCATCCACTTTGCCGGAACGCGCTTCATTTCAAACTCGCTGGATACACATGCGCATCCAGGGCAGACATACCAGACATTCGTCACCTTGTAGGTCTTGCGGCCGACGATGATGTTTTCCTCGTATTCAAAGCGGATATCTGCCCAGCGAATCTCGTGATACTCCCCACAATGGGGGCAGCGCGATTTCCACCGTTCCATCGTTCCGGTTGCGTAGGCCAATTCGATGGCGCTGGTGTTTTTGATGGTGGGGGTAGATACCTCTACCGCTTTAGCGTTGTAGAAGGTTGTCTGTCGAGCCATTGCCAAACCCCAAGGGTCGCCCTCATTACCGGCAGACAGTGCCCATCGGTCGCGTTCGTCGCCGAATACGTAACGGATGGGCTTTGATGCCAGGGCGTGCGCCTCAGTAGAGCCGCACATGGTGAGGATTCCGCCGGGATAGGTCTTTTGGAGAATAGTGTTGTTGCTGTCGCGGCTCTTGGGGTTGCTTACCTTTTTGCGCAGTGTGGGGCAGTCCCGGATCATCGTCGCGATACGGAGCTTGGAGTATTCCTTCGCGTCAATGCCTGTGGGGTGGACGAAAAGAATACTGCCCGGATCCTCGTCGATGATGTAGCCGATACAGTTGTTCAGGAACTCGGATTTACCAACCTGCGACGCAGCAACCATAACAATATGCCGCACCCTCGGGTCCGTAAAAGCGTCCATCGGCTCGCGGAGATACGGCGTGCGCTCGGTGCGCCACGGTCCCGGCTCGGCAGAGCTTTCCGTCGACAGGCGGCGACAAGCTTCCGCCCATTCTGTCACCGTCAGATCGGCAGGGGGTACAAGCCCCTTCAATGCCTTGGAAATTACCCTGTTGATCCGGATTGCGTTCAGGTTACTCGTCATCGCCATCACGCTCCATAATATCCCAATCCCTGCGTTCTCTCACCAACTCCTCGTATTTTTGCGGGTCATAGCGGTAGTTCGCAAGCTCACGCATGACCTTGTAGACTTCCTTGCGGATGATCTCCGAGGCTTCGGCGGGGCTTTCTACTGCCGCCACGTCTACGGCCAGACGCCCGGGCAGGGCAATCAGTGCGCCGCGAATGGCGTACACCAGATCGGAGGTCATAGCTTCAACGTCCTCAGCGCGATGCATTTTGCCTTTCATCTCCTCGGCTTCCAGCTTCGCGACCTGTGCTTTTGAGGCTTTGAGGGTGACTTCCGCCGTCCTCTTGGCCTTGTCGAGCTTGATGTCCTCCTCGTTCATGGCGTCCTTGGCAGTGTACTTGATGTACTTCTGCACGGATTCCGCGAGGAGGAAGCGTCCTTTGTCGACCTTCGACAATACGCCGTCCTCTGCCATCTGCCGCACATAGCGGCCGGTGATGCCGAGTATGCAGGCAAGCTCCGTGGTGCTAACCTCGGTATCCTCTGTAATGGTTTTATGGATTTCTGCCATTGTGCACCTCCTTTCGCGGAGCACGCCCGTTTCTTGACGGGTCGTGCGGAATGTGGTATGGTATCTGTGTCACGAACACCACAATCCCGAGCACATAAGCCTCGACTGTTGCAGCAGTCGGGGCTTTTTTTACAGGGCTAACCGGAATTACACCGGAGCACCCGTAGCCAGTACCAGCAGCCACGGACGAGACCCTTACCCTGTTGTGGTCTTATATATCTCAGGAGGTGACACGTGGACCTTTATCAAAACTCCCCGGACTTACGCCCGAGGAGCAGATAAAGCATATAAATTTCCCCGCTATCTTCTGCGGTATCATGCCAAATACCACAGAAAGCGGAACGGAACAGACTAAAATTTTCCTTGGTAACTGCACGTTTTTCGGGGTCGACGCGCCCGCAGCTTAGTGGGGCGGGGCGTCACAGTACCTTCTGTCTGCCGTTGCAACGCGCATACGCGTCCACAGCGGCGCTCTGCCCATCGTCCCCGGGTTGCACCAAGGACAAGGCGCACACGCCGCTCTCACGCGATGTATGCGCCATTCCTGGGGTGTTGTTGTGTTATAGCTTTGTCAACAGCTCCGCATGGCTGTACCCCTTGACCCCCTTCGTCATCATGGACAGGAAATCATCACGGGAGAAATCAGACAAGCGGAATACTTCTTCGGGCCTCATGCCCAGCTGCTTCCCGATCTCCTGTACACTCTTTCCCTCGTCCAGCAATCTCTTGACGATGGCCTTCATAGGTTCGAGCAGGTGTGTACCACGGGCGCGGTTGTGTGTGACGGTGCCGTAGATATCTTCGGACGCGTCCTCATGGTGTACGACCACCACAGGCACCTTGCCCTGGAGCTTGGTGTGCAGCGGCTCCTCGCCCGCGACGGTCCAGCGATGGAAGCCGTCAATGATGGTGTAATCAGGGCGCACCACAATGGGGAGCGTCCAGCCATTTGTGAGAATGGATTGCACCAGCAGCTTCAGGTTCTCACGGTTGACCTTGTTGGGGTTGTAGTCATTGGGCTTGAGCGCGTCGCGGTCTACCCATTGCAGGGATGACAGCGGCGCGAACAGATCCACCTCAGCCATTTGCCTCACCTCCTTTGCGGAAGTTCTTGGCGTAGGCTGCGTATGCACAGGAGATGTCCTGGTAGATGGCCCGCAGGGTACGGAGCTTCGGGTCGCCAGCTACCAGCCCTTCGTACATTTTCCGGTAGTCCCGGGGACGGGCCATGCCGTCCATGCGGATGAATAGCTTGCGGTACTGCTTGGCGACGTCTTTCTTGTGCGGGGTGTTGAAGAACTCGCCCGGGCGGATCAGCAGCATATCTTTCAGCAGGGCGCGGTAGTCTTTCTGGTCTGGGCCCTCCAGCTCCTTGCGCTTCTTGGTGGTGCGGCGGAACATCTCACTGTCCCAGTACATCACGGCCAGATAGGCGTTTGGCTCCCGGCGCAGCACGCGCTCCATGAGAGATGGGTCGTACTCGCCCAGGTGGACCAGGACGGGGACGGTATCAACGGAGAAGAACTGCGACACGCGGAGCTGGTTCCGGTTCACGCCCACCTGGTACATCTGCAGGTAGACCTCCGGAATGTCGATATGCTGGTCCCGAAGGTACAGCCAGACGTCGGTCGTCTTCCAGTCGTAGATGGGATAGATGGTGTTGGTGCCGGTGATGCCCTTCGCGCCCATGTTCAGCGCGGCCATGTACTGCAAACGCTGCACAGACTCCGCCGCCCGGACGCCGGTGACCATAATGCCGTCCATCGTCACCCGGGGGAGGAACGACTGGTAGTTATCCACCCGCGGCCGGAGCTGGGGGTGGTTGCGGATCGCAAAGGGAGGCGGTTGCCTCACCCAGACGTCGCGCTTGCGCCGGTCCCAGCAGACGAAGGTTTCGTCGCTGGATAGCTCGTTGAGACAGTTGAAGTGCTTGACCTCGATGCACCACCAGTTGAACTTCGCACCGGCCAGCAGGAATTTCTTCCGCCAGGTCTTGGTCGTAGCTTCAATGCAGTCGAAGATGGCCTCCTCGTCCACAAACAGAACAGTCAGCAGGGAGGGGTCGATCTCTCCCGCCTGGATCAGCTTATAGGTCAGATCGGCCAGGACAATGCTGTCTTTGCCCCCGGAGAACGACAGGTAGACGGGGACGCCGTTGGAGAACACGTTCTTGATGCGCTGCTGCGCCGCCGTCACCACGTCCATATCGGAGCGAACACGCTTTACAGCCATATCCGCTCACCACACTTCGGGCAAAGCACAAAACGCCGGGCCGGTTCGTCTGCCGTGGGAACGCCGGTCGATACAGGGGTGACCTCCTCGGCGCTTTGGGCGGCCGCTTCGTCTCGGGCGGCATACCGCTCGCGGGTTTCGGTGATGGCTGCAGCCTGCTCCGATTCAATGGTGCCGTACTCCATGAGGGCGTCGCTGGCTTCATCGGCCTCCATCACCATGGCTCGGAGCAGGTCTTCCTCAAAGCCGGGGATGTCCAGGTCGTCCTTCAACTCCAGAACGAGGGCGTCCAGCGCAGCCAGGTCATCCACACCCAGGTCGAATACACGGTTGTCGGCCAGCATGAGCTTTTTCTTCTGGGCCTCAGTCAGCCCGGACACGACATAGCAGTCTGCCTCAGCGTGGCCCATGGCAAGGAGGGTTTCAAACAGGCCGTTGCCGGCCAGGATGACGCCGCCCTCGTCAATGACGATGGGGCGGATCTGGCCGAACATCTCCACAGACCGGCGAAATTCTTTCAGCTGCTTGTCGGTGTGCATACGGACATTTCGCTCGGGGCGCCGAAGCTCAGCCAGGGGCTTTTTTACAACGTTCATGCCTGCACCCCCTTCAGGAAGGCGCGGGCGCTGGCCAGCTTCTCCGCTGCGGCGGTGACGATAGTCGGGTCGATCTCGTAGACCTCCCGCCAGCCATTCTTGATGCCGCCGGTCCATTGACGAGCCGGCCACGGGTGCGTACCGCACAGGTAGCCGTTCTTCCATCCGTAGATCGGAGGGAGCGGGAGCTGGTGGTAGTGGATATAGGCCAGGACGTGCTCATGGCCCCAAGCCGCGAGCGGGCTGAAACGGGTCACGCCCTTGCCATCGGTGTAGATATTGGTGCCGCGGCCGACAAAGTTGCCGTCTGCCCGGCGCCGGCCCAGGATGACGATGTCCAAATTGTGCGCCTTGAAGTACTCCGCCTGCGCCCGGTGCTGGACGATGGAGAACCACCTGCCGGCCTTGGCCGAGTCTTTAGGAAACAGCATATCAGGATGACGGGCCAGCCAGTCCAGGTCCTGGTGGGTGTTGATGACCTCGCACCCGGCGGGCTTGTGCTCATTCACCCACGCCATAAAGGCGGGGTACTCTAGGTCGCAGACGCCGATCATGCTGTCGGTGACGCCCGCGGCCTCGCAGAGCTTGCCGAGTACAACGCTGTCCTTGCCGGCACTCCATGCGTAGGCCGCTTTCTTCTGCCCTACGGTGGCCCGTATGTCCTCGATGGTAACAGCCACCAAATCATCCAGCTCGCGCCGGGGGACGGCGCTTTCAATGGTTGCAACAGCTTCCAGCCATGCTTCGTTGCTGATGCTCTGCTTACGTCCCAGGCTCATGCTGTCGCCCCCTTTCTGGGCGCGGTAGCCAGGGCCACAATGCCAGAGAGTAGCACAGCGCACAGACAGCCAACCGTTTTCAACGTGGAGCTGCCAAGGAAGGTGCCAACAACAAAAACCGGCATCCCAATCACAATCGAGGCCGTGATGCCCGCAAAAACCCCGCGAGCCGACAACGTTTTTCCTTTCAGCGTCAACACCGTGGGGAGCATGGTCGTGGCCCGGAGAGTACCATAGACCAGGAACAGGTCAGTCACGGCCAGACCGGGGATATTGGCGATACCAACAGCCAGGGCGAGCAGGGCCAGCATGGAGCCTTTGACCGCTTTCATCCCGCCGCCGAAGTCGCTGGTCAGCGAGGCCACGGCACACAGGTTGCTGTCCGCTGTGGAGAGCAATCCGGAGATCACCATGAACAGGAAGGGCAGCATGACCCATTTGGGGAACAAGCTGCCAACCAGCTCGAAGTTGACCATGCCGGCGTCTTGGGCCACATAGCCAGAGCCAGCGGCGATAAACCCGAGGATGCCCATGGACAGGGGGACGACCGCAAAAAATACAGCGCCCAGCTTGAACGCCCTGCCGACTTTGCTCTCCTGGATGGAGAACGCCCGCTGCCAGAAGCATTGGTCGCCAAAGGGAGCGGCGATCAGGCCGATGGCCGTAGGCAAGCCGAAGGAGAAGAACACCGCCAGGCCGTTGCTGTCGAACAAGTGCTTATATCCGCCAGATGCGCCAGCCAGGCCGCGAACAAGGTCGGACACGCCGGTATCGGCGGAAAGCGCCCAGGGAACGAGCAGCGCGCAGCAGGCCAGCATGAGCACCATTTGGAGCGCATCAGTTAATACCGACGCTTTGACGCCCGAGTACTGGGAATAGGAGAAAGCGATCACTGCCAGAACGACGGTCAGCAGCCAGAACGGCCACCCTGTCACCGCCGCCAGGATTTTGGCGCCGGCGAGCAGCTGCACTCCCGTGGAAAGGACCGTCAGCGCGGTCAGCTCGAACAGGTAGGCACCGTGTACCGCCCTGGAGCGGTATTTTTCGGCCATGTACCCGGAGAGGGTGATGCCATGGGGCATTTGCGCCCGGATCCGCTTCCCGAACGGAACGAAGATGACCAGGCACAGGATGTTCGGCACCAGGAACCAGAACAGGCCCGGGATGCCGTTGGAGTATGCTTTTTCTGCCGAAGTGAAGAGCGCGGGAGCCCAGATCCATGTGGCCGCAATGCTCATGGCGCTTTGGACCAGGCCGAGCTTCCGATCGGCAACGTGGAAGCTCTCTGTGGTCTGTGACCGCCGCGAAAGCAAAAGCGTGATCGCCAGCATTGCGACGGCATAAGTTGCAAGTACGATGAAGCCGTACATACAAGATTTCCTCCTTTTTGATTTGCCCGCTGCGGTCTGTTGGCGTACAGAGCTGCCCGGACTGTGACCGCCGCGCAAAGGAGAAACGCGGGGCCGTGGCCCTCCTTTCAAAAAGAATGGCGACCCTCCCGAAAGAGGGCCGCCTGGCTTGATTTAGGATTGTACGAGCATACCATAGCACATCCGGGGGCAAAACATCAAGCATCACGGCGCGTCACGCCGTTGCAAGTTTCGAGGTAGCGGTAGCACAGGCTCTTGACGCCGCTCTCCGTATTCCTCCCGCCGATGACGGCTGCAACCTCTTTCCATGCGAGCCCCCGGAGGAAACGGAGCCTGAACACCATGCGCGTCTGGTCGTTCTCAATGGTGGAAATAAAGACTGATACCTTGGCTTCTTCCTGCGAAATCTTCTCTTGCAGGTACTCGATCTGGCTCTCCATATCAGCAATCTCGACAGCCAAGTCGCCGACCTTATCCCGGACTCCCGGGGCGTGAGGCATACCAGTCAACACCTGTGCTCCGGGGCAAGCCGTAGCTTTCAAAGATTCCAGTATCTCCTCGTCCCGCGCCAGTTGCTCCCGCAATTTGAAATACTGGGACAGTTCTTGTAATGTCATTTTGGCTCACCCCTATCTGCCTGCTTACTTCTTTTTCCCTCTCTGCGGCTGTCGGGCGTCGTAAAGCCCCATCTGACGGTACTGGGGCTGTTCCTCCGTCACCGATACCACTCGGATGTCGCCGAACCGCTCTAAGTACATCGCCAGATCCTCTTTGATACCGACAGCCTGGCCAGCCGGGGCATTGACCTGTACGGTGATAATCAGCACAGCCGGGTCTCCTCTGCTGGCTGCTTGAGCCAGTCCGTGATACACGCTTCGCATTTGTGGGTACATTTCTCCGGATACCCCACCTGCCCACATGGTACGTCTGGAATTGCCATAATCAATTTGCATAGCTCCTCGTCGCTCATGGCCCGGATGCGTTGTCCGTTCGAGACAGTTTTTGGAACAAAAGCCCCGCATGGCCACGTCAGGCCGCTCTCAGCAGCACAATCCTCATACTTCTTGCAGTTCTCGCATTCGCTCATGTTGTCCCTTCCTTTCGGCTTTTGAGCAAATTTTCCCATGGTCGCCGCATAGGGATATCCGGTGCTCCTAGCCATCCCCATATCCTTTCATACCGTACTGTCAGGGTCTGCGCATAGCCAGCCGCTTCTTCCGGCGCATAGAATACTCTCTCTCCGATCTCCGATAGCTTGAAGTAATATGGCGTCCTGTGTCCATTCGGGTCGTCTCCCACGAGCTGCACTTCCGTATAGCCTCCGGTGAAGAAGCCTACCACCTCTGCCTCGCATACGCAGTATTCTTTGACCGGCCCGGCGTGGTTCGGGATGCAGTATAGGTGCTCGCAAACGAAATACATTTTAGTTCCAATATCCGGTTTCTTCATTGTGGTCATTCGCCGCCGCCTTTCAGCGCCGCCCCTGCCTCCTCGTGGGTCGGAAAGACGGTTTTGCCGAAATCATCTAAGCCATAGAACTTTGTCGTCGGCAAAAAGTCAGGGTGGAGACCGCTTTCTGCTGTTCTGTTGTATTCCGGATAATATACTGTTACAACCCATCGGCCAGCTTTCCCTGCAACGTAATTCTGATGGATAGACTCTACTACGCCATCTACGATCCGTCCGTTGTGATTTCTGGCATACACCGTATCCCCCACCTTACACGGCAGCACCACCAGCCGCCCGTCCTTCTCGGCCTGGGCCAGCTTGCGGAGACGGTCGATAGCGATGCCATCAAACTCCTTGATTTCGACCACGCATTTCCCCACGCTTGCAAGTTTCAGCGCATTTAGCTCCGATGGGCCAAGGCCTATGTCAAGGTAGGGTTTCAGCTTTAATTCGAGCCGGCCAGAATAGCGCCTGCTGTCCTCAAGCATCATGCCCATTTTCACGACTTCCTCCGGAAGCAAACCGGTTTCTTCGTAGGCTGCACACCGCTGGGCACAGTCGACTAAAGGGAGATACTCGCTTTCGTAGTCGAGCCGTTCGGTATGAAGTTCATTAAGTATTCCAATGGCGACTTCGCCAAGGTTTCCTATCTTTTCTTTCATCTACTCACCCCTGCAAAGCTCTCCCGGACAGCTCGCCTGCCCTCGCCAAACTCGACTACATGGAAGCGGCCCTTGGGGTGGACGTAGACCACACGCCCGCGCATCACTTGAGCCGTTTTATTCTCGTTGTCCGAAAAGGTGACTGGGCGGCGAGCAACAATGTCTCCGACCTGCACCGGACCGCTTGACGGGAACTGCACAGCCTCTGGCTCCGGGGGTGCCTTTGCCTGCACAGTCTGATATTTCCGTTTCTTCTTCATACCTGTCATCCCTCCTGTGTTACACGCCGGCGTCCCAATACCAAAGCCCCTGAGCGCCACGCGCCGGGATTGGGGCTATTAACTGGGTCATTTGTTCAAACTCCCAGGCGTACCGCCCCAAAGAAAAGTCGCCAAGGGCCAATTCTTGCTGCGTGAGCCGCGCCATAAAGTCCTCAGTAATCAAGTTGCAACGCACCAGGAGGGCCTTTCCGATGACAGCCCCGGTAGGTAACTCGTTGATGGAGCCAGGGTGCATGAACAGGGCGTCAAAGTAGTCCAGAGCAGTCCACCCATCCCCTCGGTCGGCGACCAGCGCGTCGATAGTCCGACGCACCGGCCGCATGGCGGCGTGAATGGCTATGGGGCCTCGGTAGGCGGTGGCCCAGCTCCGGGTTTCGTATTTCTTCTGGCCAGACACCAGCAGCGAGGCCCAGGGCTGCCAAATGGTAAGAGCCTTCATCCGTCCGCCTCCTGGAACAGCTCATGGGTGCCGTCCTGGAGGGCTTTTTCCTCGTCGGACATCTCATATCCAAGCTCGGTGAGGATTTTATACAGGAAGTCCAGGCTTTCGTTTTCCTGGTAGGCGCAGGCCATGCTGTGCTTCGCAGGGTCCCAGCGCCACCAGAAGTAATTTACTCTCTCGGCGTCAAAGGACGCGTAGGCGGTAGCCAGGAGGGTGTATTCTGGGCTTTCCTTCGACCGTTCATCAAAGGCCGGGATGTCGATTTCATCATTCTCGGTATCAACGCCAATACCTAAGAGCTCGGACATCATAGCGTCGTCCGGATCATCGTGGCCCCGGAGAAGCATCCCCGCAACAAACCGGCAAACAGTTGCCACATTCTTTTTCGCCGCCGAGAAGTCCTTGATGAATGCGTATCGGGCCTGGTATGCTGCCCTGGAGATGGTTTCAAGCTCTGCGTGCCGGCGCTCCAGCTCGGCCTTGATCCGCTCCGCCTGGGCCGCCGCCTCTGTGTCCTCCGGCTCCTCGACGATTTGACGATAGAGGTCTACCTGGTGCATTCCTACACAGAAGAAGTAAGCCACGGTGTCCGCGTCATCAGGACGCTTCACCTCGTCTTTCTTGTTCCAGATGCCGTAGTTCCGCACATACCGCATGGTGGAGTGGTCCACCTTCTCAACCTGGGTCGCAAAGGCGGAAAGGGCCTGCACTCGCTCCGCGATGAGCTTGCGGCTTTTCTCTGTCTCGATGGCGTTGGCCAGCTTCTGTCGGAAGTTGTTGGTCCCGATAGCGTCCAGGACCTCGTTCTTCAACTTCGGGTCCTCGATTTTGTCCAACTCCATGTAGTCCATGAGGTTGGCCCCTCGCTCCACCGATTTCTTGAACTTCTTCTGGTCGAGCTCCAACAGCTTTACCCTGCGCCGAACGGTAGTCTGCGAGAAACCAGACTTCCGGGCGATCTCGTCGACGCTGTCGCCCAGGTCGAGCATCATCTGGAATCCCTGGGCCTGCTCGTAGAGGGTGAGGTCAGACCGTTGGATATTCTCCATGAGCATGGTCTGCACCTGACTCCGAAGGTCCATATCGGTGATGACACATGGCAGCTCTTTCAGCCCGGCCAGCTTCGAGGCCGCGAGCCGGCGGTGGCCGATGACCACGGTGTAGCCCTTCTGCCAGGTCTCTCCCGTGATCTCCCCGGTAACGGCGCGAGGAACAACAGTCAAATTCTGAAGGACACCGTTGGCCTTAATGCTGTCGGCCAGCTCGGTCAAATCACCCAAGTCCTTCCGAGGGTTGTCGGGATGCGGGTAGAGATCTTCGACCGGGATATAGACCAGGCCGTCAGGGGTGTCATCGTCATCATCCCCCAAGGACGCAAGGAGGGCCTCGTCCATGGCCTCCCTATCCCTCCGGTCACGAATCGCCTCCTGGTCGTAGATATAGTATCCATCGCGGGCATTCGCAGAATAGTAAGGGCACTCCAGCTCCTTGCGGACATATTCACAGGTCTTCCGTTCGCACTCCGTCTGTAGTGGGCACCTTTCATTCAATACCTTCTTTGCCATTATAATAGCTCCTTTCGTCGGCCGACTTATCCCTCGGCAGGGGAATTTGATGTGATGCGGTGCGTCTTGGGGTCCATGTGCCGGAGCAGAGCCTCCAGCGGCCACCGCTCCGGGCAGGTATAAATCGCTTTCCACCGATGGGTTTCTACCGGGAAGCTGCAATTCCCGAGAACGGCTTTCTTGCAAACCGGCTCTTTTCGTTCAAGAAAGTACATCCCTATCCTCCTACTTTTGCATTGACACGGCACCAATGGCGCTGGGCCTGCTTTTTTCGGGCCTGCCGACAGGAGCTGCAGAAGCGATTTTCCTTGCGCTCATAGAAGGTAGCTCCACAGCGAGCACAATACTGGGGCTGGATCCGCCGGAACTCCGCGCAGGAGTCGCAATCAGCGCACCCGGCAGAGCACCCGCCGATGTCATCCCAGTTCATACACATGAATCGTTGCCAGTAGGGGTCATACCCGAGTTGATTCATGCGGTAACGAAGCACACCGACAAGGGCAGATAGGTTTTTCCGTGCTTCTGTCTTTGTCCTGGAGAGACAGACTGCCTGCTTCACGGTCGGCTCCGGCGCTCCGTAGCCCCAGGAGCAGTCTCCCATCATGGCCCGCACACGGTCCTGGCTCTCGGTTAAGTACACAAAGTAGACCTTGCCACGGACGGCCTTTTCGGACTTTCCGATTGCCTTGCCGATCAGCGTGTAGCTGTCACCCCGGCGGATACCGTCGGCCAGCTTGTCGAAATCCTCCTTGGTCCATGTGGCTGTGCTCCCGTGGTTGTCCGCCTTGACCGGTCGAGCCTTCAGGCTGAGGTCGGTACATCGGCGCTGGATTGCTCCAGCTGACCGCCTGAGCATTTCAGACAGCTCGGCATACCCATATCGCTGCTGCTCCACAAGGATCTTCAGCCGACCGTCCTCCTCGGGCGTCCATGGGTCCTTGCGCTGGATGGCAAACGCCTGGAAGTCTTTCCGACGCTGCTCGGCCACCCATTCCGGTTCCGCACCCAGGGCCAACGGCTCCATTTTGGAGAAGTCCAGGAAGGAGCGGTTTTTCTCCGCCCACTTCCAGAACTCGTCCAGAAAAACAACTCTGACGACTTTCTTGGTATGCCGCTTATTTCGCACAGGGAATCCTCTGTTCTGGATCCAGCTTTTGATTTTGTAGCTGTCTGAGCTTCCGCTATATCCAAGGGCAAGGATAAGTTGACGCATTGTGATATACTCGCCGCTTTCCAAGTAAGGCGGGAGTCCGAGCCTGTTTACTTTCATCATAACGGCGTTTTTCGATCTGTTGAGCTTTTTGCACAGACCAGCAACGGTCATCGTCCCCCAACATTCACAAAGGATCACTTCGTCTTCAGGTGTCCATCGCTTCATGTGTTCCCCTCCCATCAAAAGAAAGATAGCTGCCCGGTCTTGGTCTGCGTCAGCGGTTGTTCAACAATGGCGGGCTGTTCCAGAGCAGATTTCTCGACCTTATCCAGCGAAACCGCCGGCCGATACATGAGAGCCATCTGTGCCCAAATTCTGCGCCAATGCCATATGTCACGAAAATACATGGGGGTAAACCAAATATTTGAGCCGCTGACTGGAAGTAGTCCCCTTGGGTCATAGCTCGTGCTGGGGTGAGCGATGGTATCGCCGATCACAATATATCCGGGGCAACCCATGAGGCTCAACTGGATATAGCACATACATCCAGCCAAAAAGTCGATGTCCTGCGCTACGAACAGCACCGACGTCTGATAGTTGACGTCATTTCCGGGACGGCGGCACTCGTTGGCGAATGCTACCAGCAGCGCCCCCGCACCGCAGGCCGGGTCATTCACGGAGGCCCAACCATGTGTCTCGATTTTTGCTTTGAGGTCTTCGCCGTAGGACACGGCGGCCATTGCGCGGCAGACGGAGTACGGGGTAAAGAACTGACCCGCCCACTCGTTTCCGAGATCGAGAGCCATAAACAATTCCCCGAGGAAGTCCTGATCGGGGTTGTGCTCCAGATCGGCGACAACTTCTGCGAGCATCTGTGCAAAAACCGCCATCTCTTTGGCAGAGTATTTTCCCGAGCGGGTCATGTACTCCTTTTCCCGGGCTTCCCGATGTGGGCCGTCAAAGAGATTTGCAATACTGATGGCGGACATGATGATGAAGTCCTGCCACACTTCCCACCGGGAATATCGCCCGATCAGAATGTCCATGCATCTGATGATGTTCTTCTGCGCCTCTCCTCTGACGCGACGAACGGCCTTTCCCATAGCTTACTCCTCCGCGACAGCTTCTGCGGCTGCCTGCTCCGCTTTCTGACGCGTAGCTTCGGCCTTGACGCCAGCCTCGTAACCGCGGCGATAGATACGCTGCAGGTATGCGATCATTTGCACCTTGTCCATGTGCTTGACGGCCTTGTAGTCCTCGCGGCTCATTTGTTGGGCCTGCTTCATGACTTCTCCGGTGTACTTCTTGTCCATTCGGGTCTTAGCCATTCTCGTCACCGCCTTCCTGATCGTCGGGCTCGTCATAGGGCAAAACCTCGCGCGGCTCGGAGCCATTGAAGGGGCCGACCACACCGAGATCTTCCAGGGCGTCGATAATGCGCGCGGCCTTGGCATATCCGATGCCCATGCGTAGTTGCAGCAGGGAGACCGTGGCCTTGTTCTCGGCCCTGACGATACGTGCGGCTTCCTGGAGGACAGGGTCATCGAGGTCCGTAGCCGGAGGGTTCCCACTTTCGCCAACAGGGGGCGCGCCGTCCCCTTCGTCATCTCCGGAGAGGGTACCGTCATCTCCATATTCCCCTTCATCGTCAAAGCTCTCCAGCGGCTCCGCTTCTTTTGGAAGGTCATCGTTGCTTTTATCGATAACCGGCATGGTCTTCGGTGTCAAAACGCCCTTCTCGACCACATCCCGAAAGAAAAACTGGAGCCAGCAGTAGTGCATGTTTTTGAATAGGTTTTTGATTTTGGAGAACAGTGTGTCGTTAATGGTGAAGGTCTGCGAGGTCTTGTAGGTTATACTGCCATCTTTGAAGAAAAACACGATGGATGCATCGGGACTGGTGTATCCCTTATCCTCGACATTCTCCAGTAAAGATAGCTGTTCCTCCAGACCAGTGACCGGCTTAATGGTCAGGGTAATAGGATATCTGTCACAACGAAAGCGAAACACCAGATCGTTTTCGTCGCAAACACCTTGCAACTTCTTTTTGTAGGCTTCGTACTTGGAAATCTCGCTCATGATGATAAACCCCTTTCTTAATCGAGCAACAGCAGCGCACCGTTTTGTGCCGTCAGCACTCGATATTCTTGCAGATCTGATTCAGTGATGTACTTGCGGCCAAAACGCTCCTTCATGTTCCGCCAAACATCCCAAGGGAGCCGGTAAACCCCATTTGAGGCGAACCCTGCCACGATGAAACACCTTGCTCCAAGATACTGATAATGGGTTAAATATTCAGCCTGGCTTTGAAGTACCCGGCTTTGTTCCATGCGATCGGCTGATGTAAACTTTGCTTCAAAAATGACCGCCTGGCCGCCTTTGATGACACCTTTATAGTCCGGTTGTGCTTTGCGTTCGAAAAAAGCAATAAATTTTCCAGCGCCAAGGTTTTTGATGGGGCGCATCGGTTCAGGGGTCTTTTCGATAATGGCGCTGCCCTGATTACGATAATATTCAAACGCAGCGTCAATCTGTTCTTCGAACTGTCTGCCTCTGGCCTTGCTGACAGCACCCTGCCATTGGCGCTTGGGGTCTTTGTTCCTTACCATTCAATCAATCCTCCCAGCGTTCCGCCGACAATGAACATCGTCAGCCCAACAAACGATTGCCAGAACGTCCGGCTAATCGAGATACTGTTTAAATCACTGGCGTTGGCGGTGCCAAACAGTATCAGGAACCCCAGGCCACAAAGGGCATGTAAGAATCTTTTAAGCTGCATTTGTTTCATGACATCACTCCCAAACATAACCAAAGCAGAATATATGATCTCCAATGGCCCCCCATATGCGATCATTCTCACCGTTACGAGAAAAGTACACCACATCAGCCGGAAGAACGGACGGACCATATAAAGCGGCGGCAACCGCTTCATATTGCATTTGTCCCGGTTCTGCGGTTTGCTGAACACAAATTGCGGAGAACTGCGGCATCGCTGTGTCCTCTCCTTGATGCAGCACGTCATGTACACTGTCCGGGAAGTCCGGGGAAATCACACGGTTCAATACGACTTCCGCAACGGCCTGTTGGCCTTTTGCACTTTGATTTCCAGCCTCCAGATAGACAATCGCTGCCAGTTCATGTAATTCGTTTTCTGAAATGTTGATAGAATCATACCGCTCGATGATCTGTGGGATTGGAGATTCTGCTTCCATTTCCTGCTCTAAAATGACCATTTCAGCAGCCGGGAGTATTTCCATTGGTGCAGTTGGCACGTCTGTCAGAGCTTTTTTATTAGGGGCGTCTCCCTTCATTACAGACGCAACCGCCATAATCGTGGCAACGGCCACAAGTACACAGAGTTTTATGTAGGGTAACATCCAAATCCTGTATTGCTTCATCATTCCTCCTGTCTGCTGCGGTAGTCATCCCAAGCCATTGTCAAAGTTTGGGATACCTCCCGCAGCCTGCTTATGATAGACTCAATTTTCTGGCATCCGTATCCCCGTGGAGTAAGTGTGCGGATTAAATCCTCGGCGCCAAAATTTGTGGTGATAATGATTGGTTTCATGGCTTCGTATCGCTCGTTGATGATGGAATAAAGAATTGACATAGACCAATCGGTACATTGTTCTTTGCCAAGATCATCAATGATCAAGAGATCACACTCCCGATATGCCTTCATGACCTCATGTTCCGATGTGTACGCGTCGTCAAAAGCCCTTTTAATTTCGTCCAGCAGATCAAAGGACGTTTTCATAATAACCGAGTATTCCTTATCGGTCAGGTACATGGCGATAGCGGCGGCCAAATGTGTCTTGCCGGTCCCATTGGTTCCCTCTATGTACAGTCCATCGCCGGTCTCTTTGATAATTGCAAAATTTTCAGCATATTCCCGGGCTGCGTTATATGCCTGCTTTCTGCCCGGGGTATCGGCTTTGAAACGTTCAAACGTCCGTTGCTGAAACCGTTTTCGAATCCCGCTTTTGGCAAGTAGATCGTTTACCCGACGGCGATGCCACATCCTCTGCTGCTCTTTTTCCTTCTCAAGACGTTTTCGTTCCTGTTCTGCGTCGTACCGTTCCCAATGTTTTACAGCATCAGGGCAGGTACACCGAATTGGCATATTTGTCCATCGGAATATCCAGGGCGGGGGAGCATTGTCACGGTCATTGGTAAGATCGGGCATAATCATGCCCTCGTAGTAAAGCGGCGCGCCGCAATATTTGCATTTTTCCGGTGGCGGAGCAGGGCCGCAGGTTGATTTTATTCCTCGATCCTCGGCTTGCTTTGAGGTAATCTTTTGGCCATACTGCCGAAGGTCGGCATACTCGTCAGGATGATTCGGCTTTTCGGAATCCAGTTGAAGGTTTAAATTCGGCAGAATGCGGCTGATCCCTTCCAGGAGCAGCACCCCCTTTCACAGACAATCCCCATCTATCTCTGCTGCATTTTCGAATTACAAGGTTCCAGTCCCGCCATTTGTTTTTGTTTTTGGTGATCTGGGCGCTCTCATCGATGTAATCAATACATCGTTGCAGTTCGGCATCGCCAAGTTCGCGTTGAAGGCGCTCGTACTGATCGTCTGTCAGCTTCACCCATCCGTATTGACCATATTTCCGCAGCCGACTCATTTTCTCGCGCGCGGGCAATGAGGTATTTGCCTCTTTCGGAATATCTCTGTTATCTTCATCTTCACTTTTATCTTCAATTTCATATTCATTTTCAATTTCAATTTCATTTTCAGCGTTTGCTTCGGTTTTTGCTTGAGCAAAATCCGAAGCAAAACGAGAAGCAAAAGCCCGCGCGCCGTTTTTCTGCCCTCGCCCTTGTCCGCCTCTTTTTCCCGCAGAAGCCCTTGTATCGCTGAGTTTGCCGTCACGCACCATACGCCTCTGGAATAAAACGTCCCCATCCATGGACAGAACGCCTTCATTCAGCAATTCTGTCAATGAACGCTCGATCGTCTCTATGTCATAAGGCATTTGCCGCATTAATTTACAAGCAAAATCATAAATTTGCTTTCCAGTTTGCTTATCCTTTTGCTTGAGCAAAATCGCACCATACTGTTCAGATTTATGCATAAGACACATGAGCCGGATATAGACGCCTGTACTCTCTGCGCTGCACTCAACCAATTTTTCATCTGTAAGAAAATCCATGACATAAAGCGGAAGATACGGTTGTTCTCTGCGGGACATAGATCATCCAACTCCTTTTTAACTTTGTCCATGCCACAGGGCCTTTTGGACAGGCCGCCCGCATGGAACGGCCTGTCCAAATAAATCAGAATGGCAAATCCCCGTCATCGTCCACCTCGGTGAAGTCGGGAATAGAATACACAGGTGCAGACGGCGGCGTACCTCTTCCGCCTGGAACATCGCTGTATCCGCCCGCTGGATAATTTTGATCACTACGGCCATCATTATCTTTCTTTGAATCCCCAAAGTAAACGCTGTCGGCTATGACTTCGGCGGACTTTCGCTTATTACCATCGCGGTCCTCCCAAAGACGAATCTGAAGCCGACCCTCCACTACGGCCATACGGCCCTTGGTAAAATATCTGGCAACAAATTCGGCAGTAGAACGCCAGGCGATCATGTCGATAAAGTCCGTTTCCTTCTCTCCGGTCTGCTTATTTTTGAAGTCACGGTCTACCGCCAGGGTGAAAGAGGCAACAGACGTGCCGTTTGGGGTACTGCGCAGTTCCGGATCACGGGTCAGCCGACCCATGATGATGATTCTATTGAGCATCGCCCTCCACCTCCGGCTTGCCCAGGAGCACCTTGTTCCGGGCTTTCTTGATGGCGGCCATGACGACATCGACGTTGTAGCTCTTGTTTCCCAAAATTACGACTTCCAAGACGTCGCGCTCCGCCTCGGCCCGCACCAGTTCCTCAAAGCGGTCCTGCGGCACCAGCACGAAGCCGGGCTCCAGGCACAGCTGCGCCAGCAGCTCCTCGGGGCTTCTCTTTTCATCCATGTGAACTTCCTCCTCGCGTTTCGTTCTCAATGATATGGATGGCCTTGCGACACTGCGCCACATCAAACATTCCGATATGGGTCTGCTCCACGGGCAGGCCCATCTTCTGGGCCAGCCAGCCATAAGCCGCGTTGCGGTGGCCGCGGAAGCGCCCCCGCTGCCACAGGGGGTCAAAAACGGCGTGGGCCCGTTTCTTCCAGCAGCGGAGTTCCGCGTTGGCCAGCCGGCCCAAGGGCTTGTCGGTGCCCTTGTGAACACCGACGTAGGCCATGCAATTCCGGCAGAGGTACATCATGCCGTAGCTCTTGCCGTAGATGACCTTGCTGTCCACATACTCAGCCTGCCGGCCGCAGTAGTCGCAGTAAACTTTTCTCATTCCTTATTCCAGTCCTCCTTGTACCGGGCCAGCTGCTCCGGGGTATCCGTCTCGACGCCCAGCTCCTTGGCTACCTCGATGGCCCCGTCAATCAGCCGAGCCATTTCCTTGCTGTCCATGAGGTGCGTCTGCTTGTAGACCAAGTAGCATTTGAACATCTTGCCGTTCTCCACGCGGGTGTCAAAGCATTTCACATAGGGATAGATGGTGGTCACATCCACTGACGCAGGAAGTTTGAAACCTACGGTGAGTCCGTCCTGATCTTTGGCCAAGGCGCCGTACTCGCATACTAGAGATTCCTTGGTGCTGTCCTCGCTGCCGCCGCGTTCAGCGGCAATCTTACTGACCAGGACGTGAAAATAGGCATTGGCCGACAGAGAACGGCGGTTACGGTGTTTTTTAATCTCCACATCCAACTCGGCCTCTTTGAGCCGGTCGAAATCCTCTCGGAAATCTCTGTCGACCTCGATGGTAATACGTTGCTTTCGATTGAGGCCCAGTGATAGATCAATCAGTCGTCCCTTCATAGCGCCAGCCACTTCTTTTTGTAAAGCGGGGCCAGCTCCAGGGCATCCAGCCATTCCAAAAAGTCTGAAATGGTGGGGATGATGCTGGGCGTCTCCTCGCGGTAGTACCGCTCCGTCCATACCTCGGAGCCGTTGCTTACCAGATATGTAAAGGTCTTCGCCTCCGGGACAATTTCAAAGTAGGTTGGGTGTTGGGTGCTGCTGAAATACTTACCCCGGTCATAGCTACTGGAGAACTTGATGTCCTTGATGTCTCCGGCCTTGAGGCAGTCCAGCCGGCCATACAGTACCAGCGTCAGACCGCCAACCACGATAGTTTTGTTGGCCCGGTATTGCAAAACGCCCCCGCTGACAGTTTGAGCCACCTTAGCGGCGGCATCATACCACTTATGGTCAGCCGTCTGAATGTGGAACTGTCGAATTTCCTTGGTTTTTTCGTTCATTTCGCAGTAGTCGAACTCCGCCGCATTTCTAAGAATTGCTGTGACCAAATTTTCAAACGTGATGCCGTTCAGCATCTTGCCGCTAGGTTTTGTCTGCTCCCTATTGAGCGTAGACATGAACTCTGCCATTGGATCGCGCTTGGTGGTCATATCTTCATAGGGATTGCTCGCCATTGAATAGAGCCAAGAACTGAGTAAACTGTGTGTCATCAAATACCGGGCCATTTACTCCGCCCCCTTATCTCCCTCCGGAGGTGCCGAGGTGTACTTCTTCAACACATTGTCATAGAACAGTCCCAGTTTCTTGATTTTGGCGTTGAAAGCCGCATTGACTTCCTTCTTAGAGGTCAGGGCGTGCTTGACGGCCTTGATTTTCGACATGGCAGCGTTGGCGCTGTCCGCATCGGTGATGCCGGCGACGATCTTCCGCCCTTCGGCCATTGCTGCTTCGTAAGTCTCCTGTTCCTCCACACTCTGAGCCACCTCGGCGGCGGAGAGCGCGTTGTACTGGGCAAACAATCGGGTCAGGAAATCGTTGGTCTTATCCGGCCCCAGCTCGGGCACCTGCCAGACACCATGAATGCCTCTGGTTCCCTTAGCAAAGTACCGCTCACAGTTGGAGAAACCGATGGTGCGGTTGTTGCCCTGGATCTCCACGAAGCCGCCCAGGTCCATCGGCTCCCAGACATTGTTCTTCGTCTGGCCCTCGACCTTGATGCGGAGGCGGGTGTTGTCCCCATCCTTCTCCTCAATGGCATGGAACACGACCACGATGTGCTTGTCCAGCTCGTAGAAACAGTAGTCCATGAGGCGCTGGAACTCACGGCCGATGAAGCCGTACCCTTTAAGGGAGAGGGAGCCGTCCCGCTGCCCATACTTGGCATCCTTCTTGATGGCCCACTGGGACATGAGGGAAATGAGTTTCCCGCCGGTGTCAAAGACCAGCGTGTCGAAGTCCTTGACGTTGAGGGGGGTCAGGTCCTCCAGGATCTCGTCGTAGCTCTTGGGCTGGATGTAGGGCTTGCGGTACCGGGGCTCGATGCGGTCGATGCCGAAGTCCACGTCAATGTGCAGGGGATTGGGGGCAGACAGGGCCAAGGTGGACTTGCCAATACCGGGGTAGCCGGCAATCAGCATTCGGATTTTCTTCTCTCCGTCATGGAGATCGTTAGGATTTCTGATCATAGTGATAGCTCCTTTCAGTTGTCAGCCCAACGGACGGTGCCGTAGGTAAAATAATTACTCATTCTTGCTCCTTTTCTGCGATATACCGAAGAACCATAGCCGTGATCCATTCCTGAGTTGTGGCATAGCCATCGATCTCCATGTGCTGTTGCAACGCCGCGTAGACGCTATCCTCCAGACGTCCCGAGATACGACAGGTAAGCCGGTGCTGGCCGTGCCGCGTCCTCTTAGGCGGCTCCAGCCGCTCGGGGGCGAACCGCTCATACAGAGCTTTCATAGCGTCCGGTCTAATATTCACACCATACTCGTCGCCACGTTCACATTTGCTTTGCATGGTTTTATCGAACTTGGGATACAAGGTTTGGACGATGGCTACCATATCCTTTGCTGGCAGGCCAAGGTCAACACGCAGGCAGCGCAATTCGTTGTCATTTTGCATGGAGTTGCCCCCCAATGAACTTGACTTTTTACCGTTCCATTGATAAACTAAATAAAGTTCTTTTTGCTTAAAGCCGTTTTCGTGGCAGCGGAGACGGCTTCTTTTTTATGAAAGTCCGATCACGGCGCTAGATCATCCTCTTGCAGTCCGAAGTATTCGAGGTAAAAGCGCGTCCTCCTTTCTTCGATAAAGCGATCTCCCGGATAAGGCCGTATTTTGTCCAACCGCTCCTTGCCGCATTTGGGGCAATATGCTTCATTGAGAATAGGAAGAAGGATGATGTTGCTGATGCCGGCCAATCTGCTTAGACAATTGTCACAAATAGGGTTGTCCATCCCAGAATAGCCGGACAGCTCCTCACAGGTAATTTCGAGCCAAGGTGTTCCATTCTTTGTCCGATGAAATTCCGCCAAATCGTCAGCTCCTTTCAGCAAACGCATGGATGCAGTTGCCGCACAGAGAGACATCCTTGAAATTCACCAGGTCTTCTGTAGAACCACAGCAGATACAGCCCTGCTTGTACGGCCGCGCCAGAATTCCATCATCTGTGACGAGAATCTCCATAGGGTCGTTCTCGTTGATACCCAGGGTTCGGCGAAACTCCTTTGGGATTACCAATCGGCCGAGATGATCAATACGGCGAACAATTCCAACAGCTTTCATAAGAAATCACCTCCTTTCAGTTCTTGGGGTTTGGCCCTCCATTGATTTGCGCCGCGCAGTTTCTTCGGCCAGCATCCTGCGGCCGTCCGGCTGCCTGAGAATACTTTCGGTCAACTCTATAGCCGCAAGAGCCGCCAGTTTTCGGATATATTCCGGGATATCGGACGTTGAAAATTCGAGGGTATCATGGGGCGCATTGCATTGGTATGTATCCATTGAAAGTCTCCTTTGTACTTGCAGATCATCAGAAAGATATGTTATAATCCAGTTGCAAGCCTTTGTTTTGGATTGGTTTGTATGCCCTGTCAGGTGTCGTCAGCACTTGTCGGGGCGTTTTCTTGGTTATGCATTCCCGATATCGGGAAGTAGTGCAGCCGGTGTCAATCCCCAAACTTGGAGCACAGCCCTTGGATAATCCGGGTCGTAGTCAAATACTACCCGGATTTTGCTTTTCTCCGCCTTATACAGACCGAGTGCCTCCGGCAATTGTCCCAGCCGCGCAATTGCAGTGCCATCATTGGGCCAAAGCCCTATAGTCTGCGCCGTACTGTCGCCATTGTACCCATAGTGTTTCAGGATTGCTTTGGCATCCGGATTGTTATCATCCACTTAATGCACCTCCCTCCTGCCGCCCGCTGGGCGGTTTTTTTCTTGCACGGGTTCATACCGCCCCTTCCTTTTTTTCTCCGGTTTGATATACTGGTCTCGACGGTGTTACCGCGTCGCTAAAACTCAGTATGGAAGGGGGGGGGTGTTTCCATGTCCAACACGCGCTCTTTTTGTGACCAACCAGGTCACGAACATGCGCTTGTCCCTCAAATTGTCGAAGTCCGCGACAACTTAGGCACTCTGGCCGTACAGGTGCTTGCAGCAAGGGAGGACTTATCCAAAATGGACTACTCTGAAATGCTGGATAAGCTCTACCAGATTGTAGATGACCTGCACACTGAATACGACCGCCGTAAACCTACGAGCATCACCGATTAAAGCGTTCTTTCTTGGCAACCTCTTGGATGCTGACACCATCCAGGAGGTTGTTTGCTTTATCGTTGAGCACAGTTCTCACATAGTTGAGTGCGCTGATTGCCTCTTGGTAAGACAGATTGCTATCCACAACAGCGGTCATCAGCTTATCGCGTAGTGATAACTCCCCCTCTGAACAGTAAAACGGCATCTCACAACCTCCTTCACACCACCCTCGGGCGGCTTTTTCTTGCTTTTTTGTTTGCCCCTTTTCTCGCTATATGGTATAATTTGGGTGGAAAGGGGATGAACTTATGAATACGCAAAAATTAGCCTATGACTTGGCACTTGTTTATGCGCAGGCACAGTACACACAGGCGTTAGCCGAAAACAGAGTAGTAGTCGAACCAGATAATCCACAATATCCCAGTCATTCTTTACTGCTGACAGAGGCCTTCACCGATATGTACATAGAGCTGCTCAACTCTCCCGGTCTCGTTGAAGGGCTTCAAGAGTGGGAACCGAAACTTCTCGACACAGACTGATCGCCAGGTTGCAGGCCTTTTCTAACTGCCAGATGGACAGCCCGTGTGCGCTTGCGTTTTCGAGAATTACACGGGCAAATCGTTCTGCGGCGATTTCTTTTCCCCGCTTTTCCTCGTAGAGCCGTCTCAAAGCTGGAATCTTTGGGGCGGTTGCTTTTTCGTCTTGCATCGCTTTCACCTTCTTTCATTGCTAGACTCTGATATTGCTATAGTGGGATTATGCGCTGGTCGGGTCCGTATCTCGTTTTACCGGATATCCGAAAAGGTCATTTGGCGTAGTGTCAAGCGCAATTGCGATAGCCATAACATCAATATCCTTGATGATTCGCCTGCCAGTCATCAATGCACTGAACTGCTTTTCAGAAAATCCAGCTTTAGCGGCAACCACTCGCTGTTTTAGCCCCTTATCAGCGATAATACGTTTGGTGTTTGCAGCAATTAGAGATGTTCCCATTTTTCACCCCTCCGATCTAAAGAATCTTGATGACAAAACCATAATAACTCAAGATTCTTTATAAGTCAAGTGTTTTTTCTAAAGTTTCTTGAATTTTTATCTTGACGAATTAAGGGTTTTATGTTTAAATATGGGTATAAGGGGGGGCATTATGGGAATTGGAAAACGTCTCAGGGAGGCCCGTGAAAAGGCTGGATTCACTCAAGAGGAATTGGGGAAAATGATAGGAGTTACTGGTTCCGCAATTACCAACTACGAAAAAGAAACCAGTCATCCTAAAGAACCTATCATGTACGCACTCATTGATGCGCTTAATGTTGAGCCTAATTTTCTATTTCAAGATTGCGTACATCTTCCTCAAAAAGCGAAATCCCCCGGTACAACTGAAGTTGTACCGGGGGAAGATAACATATCATTGGAAGAATCAAATTATTTGTTGCGTGCTCTCGGCTTGATTCAAGAGGGACAACAACTCTCCGATGATGATCTTGCGTTTCTCGCTCACATTATCGGTTTGTTGGAGGCTTGGTTTAGCAAAGGTAAGTAGGGCATTATAAACCTGTTGCGCATGAGAGCATGAATTGAGCAGGGCGTTGAACTTTTCGTTGTTGCTCACGGGGACTCCTTTCCGCCCTGGCGCCAAGGCTATGTATTTGTACAGGAAAATTATATCATATTTTACTAAAAATAATTAAAAATGTGATAAAATAACTGTTTTCGTTATTGCAAAAGGCAGGGACATTTTAATTTGAGGAGGACGTTCTTATGAAAAAAGTTGCAATTATCCTTGCTTGTGTGCTGTTTTTTGTCGGGTGTAGTAACGGCGCAGGAGGCAATGCCCAACAAAGTGAACCGTCTATTGAAACGTCAAGCACTTTAGGAGTTTATGAGGGAGAAATTACCCTTAACTTCTTGTTTGGAACGCGTACTGGAACCTACTCTGGAGAAATCGACGAGAACGGGCTTCCAGATGGGCGGGGAAAGTTTACATCAAAAAACTCAACCGGAGAAATATGGACATATGAGGGAGAATGGATTGCTGGTCATTGGGAAGGGACTGGTACGTCTACTTGGGAAAGTGGACAGGTTTATAGCGGTGAATTTACTAACGATTCTGAAACAGGACGTGGGACCTTTATTATGGAGACGGGAGAAAAATATGAGGGTACATTTAACGCTAGAGTCCTCTCTGGTGATGGGATACTCTACTACCCTGATGGATCCAGTTTTATAGGAACTTTTACTGATTTTTACAATGCCACAGGTGAATATTGCGATAAAGATGGGGTTTCATACGAGGCAACTATAAAAGATGGGGAACTCGATCTGCGTCCTTTATGTGACTTTTTTAGCGATGAAGAACGGCAAAATCAGTATAACAACTTATATCAATCTTATCGTTATTCAGAACTTATTGCATACATTAACGAGTATTTGTCAGAAAATGATGCAACACCGCTTGATTCCGCCTACGCAATACTTGATTTGATTATTCCAGCATCACAGTATGAGGAGAATTGGAACATCAGTTTAGATGAATTTGACAGTAAATATGTTTTATCTTTTGTTGGGGCTGACAGCATCACAAAAGATAGCTCTGTTGCCGTTTCTGTCGAAGGTACAAGCCTAAATATAAAAGTTGGCTTTAGAAAAACCGACTGGTTATTCTTTGATCATATTGAATTGAGCATCAACGGAGAACGGGTTTATACTGCAAGAGTGAATTCTTACGACTGTACAAGAAACGTAATATCAGGAAATACAATTGAGGAGTATTGCGAATGCGGCTTTTATGACAGCGTATTGGAACAACTTGAAACAGCCGAAACGGCTATTCTTAGATTCTCCTGCGAGGAAAGCGGAGAAGTTTATGATCACACTCTTACCCAAAATGAGATAGATGCGCTATATTGCGGATTACTATTGAGGGTAAACAACAGAGAGTTAAGCAATCTTATTTATCGTTACAATAATCCAAAGTGAAGCGGGAGGTGCAGAATGTCTCCACGCAAGAAACTGGCGGACCAGCAGGAACGCTATTCCGGCACCGCCGTCATCTACGCTCGGTACAGTTCCCACAACCAGCGGGATGTGAGCATTGAGCAGCAGGTTAAGCAGTGCCAGGAATTTGCCCAGCAGAATAGCTTTCAAATCATAGAGATCTACGCTGATCGGGCCATCAGTGGCAAAACGGACAAACGCCCCAATTTCCAGCGGATGATGCGAGACGCTGAAAAGAAAAAGTTTAAATATGTAATCGCCTGGAAGTCAAACCGTATGGGTCGCAATATGCTCCAAGCTATGATGAACGAGGCCAAGTTAAATGATTTGGGCATACGGGTTCTCTATGCCGAGGAGGATTTCGACGATACTGCTGCCGGCCGGTTTGCGCTTCGCTCAATGATGAATGTCAATCAGTTCTATAGTGAGAATATGGCGGAGGATATCAAGCGCGGGTTATACGACAATGCCGCCAAATGTAAAATTGCCAATGGAGGGTTGCCGCTTGGTTACAAAAAAGGCGATGATCTGCGCTATGCCCTGGACCCGCCGAATGATGAAATTGTCCGCGAGATTTTCAGCCGGACGGCCTGCGGAGATTCATTCGCTGATATTGCCGCCGACTTAAACGCCCGAGGGATAAAGACCAGCAGGGGAAAAGCATGGGGGAAAAACAGTTTCCATGCTCTGTTGACCAATGAAAGATACACAGGAGTATATATTTATGGTGATATACGAATCGAAGGAGGGGTTCCTCAGATTGTGGACAAAGGGCTTTTCTTTCGCGTACAGGAGGTGTTGAAAACGAAAAAGAATCCGCAAGGCCGGCATCGGATCAACGGAGATTATTTACTTACTGGAAAACTGTTTTGTGGTCACTGTAAAAGTCCCATGGCCGGTATCTCAGGCACTGGAAAGAACGGAAAACTGCATCATTACTACATCTGCCAAAAAAGGCGTATGGAGAAGTCCTGTGATAAAGCCAATATACGCCGGGATAAGATCGAGCATGAGGTTGCTGTCGCAATTCGTAATTATATCATGCGTGACGATGTCCTGGAATGGATCGCCGACAGCGCAATGACCTTTGCTAAGGAATACCGAAACCAGACCTGTATAGGCTCTTTGGAAACCCAGTTGGCCGAGAATAAACAGGCTACTAAAAACCTGCTGACAGCCATTGAACATGGCATCATCACCTCCACTACAAAGGATCGGCTGCTGGAATTGGAAAGAGAACAGGCTATTTTGGTTTCTCGTTTGGATGAAGAACAGGCTTCCCTCCTGCATTACTCACGGGATGATATTATTTCCGCTATGTCCCTATATAAAAACGGAAACATTGAGGATAAAGCTTTTCAAGCAAAACTGTTCGATACATTTCTAATCGCTGTATATCTCTATGATGATCACTTAAAAATAGAATTCAGTGTTACAGGAAAGAAAACCTTTGTAAATCTCCCACTGGATACTTCTGTTATAGATAATATAGAAAGCTTTGCCGCAGAAGAATGTTCGTTTAGTCTCTCTTTAGGGCCACCAAAAAAATGCCCACTTTGGATACCATCGGCAGAAATGCCGATGGTATCGGGCTTTTCGGGGGGGGGGCCACCTCAAATTTCACAGTTAAAACAAAAGATCCAAACAGGGGGTTCACAGAAGCTGGCTGGATCCGAACCCCAAAATTCTATAGAAATCCACAGCGTCCTTTTTGAAATGAGATTTTTCAAAAAGGGCGCTGTTTTCATTTTCCGAAAAAGGGCGCTAAAGTTACAGAGGAAGGAGAATCATTGTTATGCCGGGGACAAATGCCAGCTACTGCTGGAGGATATCCGCCGCCAGATCGAGCGTAATGTTCCAAATCCACGAGAGCGGATGCGCCAATCCGATCAAAACGAAATCAACATGAGTTTGTAAGCGCCGGGGTTCTAGAGATAAAACCCCGGCGCTTTTTTGCGTTTGGAGGAGGTAATCGACATAAATACAGAGCAAAACAACCCCGCATCCTATGGCAAGACTGTCGGACAGACCGCCCATAAGTGCGAGGGTTGCCCCTACCCCCATCATGGTTTTATTTTGCTGGGGGAAAGACGGCAGCTGTATGCGCACCGATGTAGAGGAGCTGACCGAGCGGCACTGACGGTCAAAGATGGGCCGGTAAAAGTGGTGGGTTTGGGTATTCCCTTTGCCTCACAGTTTCAGTATTGTGTGTCGTTAAGAAACGGAGGTAAAGCAATGATTTTCAACGCAGTTCTCAAAAATCCACAGCATGAAGAATCTGGCGAGGCAGCCGTCCCCTTCCCAATTCCGCCCAATGAGTATGAACCCATTTTGGAGCAGTTGGAGGCGTTGGAGCTAGGGGACGCTGTGCGGCAGGACTGCCGAATCAGCAAAATGGACAGCGCCTGCCCCATCCTCAAACGACTGGCGGGCGGGCGCGTGAATCTGGATGAGCTGGACTATCTGGCAAAGCGTCTGAACAGCTTCACAGATCAGGAGGCGGCGCAGTTCCAGGCAGCGGCGGTAAAGTTCGGGAGCAGTGGGATCAAGGATCTCATCGACCTGACCTTCTGCTGCCAGCAGACAACAGTCGTCACCGACTTCTCCGATCTGGAACAAATTGGGTGGAATTACTATCTGACCCTGCATGGAGGGCGCGCCCCCACCAAAGAGCTGGAGCGGCTGGACGCCCGGCATTTTGCTCTGGAGCTTATCTGTAACACAGATAGATATGTTAAGAATTTCTTAGCGGAAACCCTGAAACTGGAGTTGTCTGAGAAAAAGACGAAAGTCACCCACTCCTCAGATTTTGCCCGGTTTCTGAGTTATGGCATTTGTATATCCCGCAACAACAGTATCAAATACAACGAACAGGGAGTTGCAAAGCGGGAGTTCAGCGGACGCGTTATGCTGTATGTTCCCAAAGAAAAATGGATGAGAAAGCTGCTGGAATACCATACCTGACTATCTTCTGCCACCTGAATGGATACCCTGACGACAACGGAAAAGTCCTTGCAGATCACTACAACATACCGGAACAGGTTGACCGGCTGCTGGCTCTGGGCGACCTGCATTCGCTTGGAGAGATGGAATAGTCAAGAAAACCGTACACCCATGAGTAAAACCTTAAGCGGCAAACGGACGATCAGCGAAGCGAATCCGTTTGACCAGCGGCGGGAGATTCAGTTCATTGGCAGTGTTGCGCCGGCGGCGGTTGTAGTAGGTCTCGATCCAGCGGAATACGATCTTGCGAACCTCATCCCGCTTCATGGTGGAGCAATCGAGCCGGTAGACCAGTTCCTTCTTCAGCGTTGCGAAAAAGCTCTCCATGCGCGCGTTGTCAAAGCAGCAATGCGTGCGGCCCATGCTCTGCCGGATGGAACCAAACTCCGCAATCGCCGCCCGGTATTCCTGGCTGGTGTACTGGCTGCCGTGGTCGGAGTGCAGTATCAGACCCTTTTGATAACCATAGCGTGAAACCGCATCGCGCAGGGCATCGCAGCACAGGCTGGCACGCATATGATGCTTCATGGAGAAGCCGACGACCGCCCCATCATAACAGTCCATCACAGCGGCCAGGTACAGCCTGCCGTCCGCACATTCGATCTGCGTGATATCGCTTAAATATTTGACGTCTGGCTTCCTGGCGGTAAAATCCCGCTGCACCAAATCGTCACTCTGTGGGTCACGATGATTGCACTTTGTCAGGCCATGTGGATGTTTTTGGCGTTGTAACAGCCCGTTTTCTTTACAGAGACGATAACATTTGCCGTAGCTCACGCGAAGCGTAGGCTCCACAGTCTCCCGCAGCCCGCGCACGCCATAACACGGGTGTTCCTTCCTCGCTTTTCTCAGGGCCGATATCAGCTGTGCATCGAGGTCTGTCCGCATGGACCGATGCTTCCATTCGTAATACCCTTCCCGCCGCACGCCAAGCGCCTGACAACTCAGGGCGATGCTGATTCCGTCATGGTGCTCATTGATCCATGCATACAGTTCCCGCGGACGTACACCGGTTATCGACCCGCCATAAAACCCAGCGCTTTACGGAGTATGTAATTTGCCTCGTGCAGTTCTTTGTTCTCACGAAGCAGGCGCTCGACCGCCTGCTCCGCTGTTTCGCCCGGCTGCACGCCGCGTAATTCGCCGTGCTTCAGCCGCTCTTCCCGACGCCAGTTATACACGGTTTTTGTTGATAAACCCAGATGTTCACAGGCTGCTCTGACCCCGATCTCATCCGCCAGCTTCAGCACATCTGCCTTGTATTCCGCACTGTATTTTTGTCCCAT